TTATGTTGATGTAGGAAACTTACCCGCTGCAAAAGCAAGACAATATTTGCAGACACTTAAAGATCAATATCGTAACAAAATGGTGTACGATAGTAAAACTGGAATGTTGCGAGATGATCGCAAATTCCAAACAATGCTTGAAGATTATTGGATGCCCAGGAGAAATGGTTGTTTTGATTTATCGACAAAAATTTCTCTGTTAGATGGTAGGAATGTTGAACTTGGACAATTGATTGTTGAACACAAGGCAGGAAAAGAAAACTGGACCTATTCTGTAGATCAAAAGGGTCATGTGGTTCCTGGTTTGATTTCTTGGGCAGGCGTCACAAGAAACGATGCTGAAGTGTTAGATGTTCATCTCGATAATGGAGAAATCATCACTGCAACTCCAGACCACAAGTTCATTCTTCGTAATGGTGAAAGAATTGAGGCTTCGAATTTGACAGAAGGTTCTTCATTGATGCCATTCAACACAAAAATGAAAGCGGTAAGTCCAAACAATCAGACAAAGGAATACCTACAAGTTCAACACAATGATACTGAGAAATATGAATTTGTTCATCGTGCCGTCAGTGAATTCATAAATCGACCTCAAGAAAAAACAGAAGTGATTCATCATATTGACTTGGACCGTTTCAATAATACACCAAGTAATTTGAAGATTATGGATCGAAATGAACATATTGAATTGCATTCTAAATTGGGTAAAAGAAATTGGGAAGTTGCTGATGTGAAAACATGGAAGAAAAATCTTTCAATTTCGGGAAAAACATTTTTTCAAACAGAAGCAGGAGAAAAAAGAAGAAAGGAAATTTCAACGTTCAATCAAACATGTGAAGCAGTTTGGAAAGGTTTAGAAGCTGGTCGTGAAATTGTTCGTCAGATGAGAGCAGATGACCGCAAAACAATGACTAACGAAGAATGGTTGAACAAGTGGTATCCAAAACGAGCAACGCAAGGAGCGAATGGTTCAAAGACCGCAGCAGAAAAACTTGCTTGGTTGAAAGAAAATGATCCTGAGCAATACCAAAAAGAATGTGCAAAACATGACGCTGGCTCAAAGCAAAGAGCCTTTGAAAAATATTATAAATTCATTCAACTTTCAAAAATTATTGAGATTGTTCGACAAGAAGTTTCTGCGAATCCAAGAGTTTCAAATCAAGCTTTGATTGTTGCAATTCAACAAGAATACTCTCAACTTTCTCTCGAAACTGTGAGAAAATTCATTTCTTCACACGGCTACAATTCAATCTCAGAACTGATCATTCGCAACTGTGATGAGAATCTAATTGTTCAGAAGAGAAAGGAAAAGGCTACTGTTGCTCAAAATCATACAGTTGTCAAAGTTGTTCGTCGAACAGACCGTATGGATGTTGGAACATTGACAATTGATGGTGAACATCAATATCACGATTATCATAATTTTGCTCTTTCTTCTGGTATTTTTGTGATGAATTCCGCAACCACCGAAATTGATACCTTGTCAGGAGACGAAGGTGGTTTCACACAACTTGACGAACTTGAATACTTTCAACGTCAATTGTTCCGTTCATTAAATGTACCAATTTCAAGAATGCAGCCCGATAGCGGGTTCTCACTTGGCCGTGCCAGTGAGATTAGTCGAGAAGAATATAAGTTTCTAAGATTCGTTGAACGTTTGCGTTCACGTTTCTCAAACTTGTTTGTGGATCTTCTCAAGAAACAATTAATTTTAAAGAATATCATTTCACTTAAACAATGGGATGATATTAAAGATCAAATTCAATTCACATATGACCAAGACAGCAATTTCAATGCACTCAAAAGCCTTGAGGTTCTCACTGAAAAAATGAATGCTCTTCGTGATGCTGAAGAATATCGTGGCAAATATTTCTCTGCAAACTATATTCGCAAAAACATTCTGTTCATGACAGATGAAGAGATTGAAAAGATTGAAGAAGAGATTAGTGAGGAGAAATATGATCCACGATTTGCACCTCAAGAAGGTGAGCCTGGCTTCGGCATGGGCGCAGGTGGAATGGGCGGAGGAGGAATGGGTGGTGACTTGTTCGGTGGCGGTATGGGCGGAGCCGATACTGGCGTTGGACCAACACCAGGTGATGGAATGGTCAATGACTTAGGTGGTGGAGGAGGTGGCGCCAGTGGTGGTGCCGGCGGCTCAACACCTGTAGATAATATAGGAGGTGTATAATGGAAGACGAAATTAAAAATCTAATCAAAAATGTAAATGATGGTAACATGCTTGGTACCAAAGAAAATTTTGATAATATCATTGCAAACAAAATTTATGACCGGCTAGAACAAAGAAAGGAAGAATTGTCACAAACACTTTTTAACCAAGCACCCAAAGATGACAACGAAAACGAAGAATAATTTACTCACTCAGTTAATTAATAACAATACAGAAAACTACTGGGCCGTATCAGAAGCATTCAATCCATTTCGTGATAATATTTTTGATAAGGCCGCAGAAAAGCTTGAAGATTTCACTCTTAAATCAATGAATTCAGGTGCAAATCACCTTGTAAATTTATTGAGCAAAGAAGGCCGACTTTCAAATAAGATGGTTGCAGTTGTTCGACATCATGCTAAACAGGCAAGAAATCTTGATAAATTAATGGCTGACCATATAAAAAATAAAACAAAAGAAGTTGGTAAAAATCGATATAATCCTGATAAAGATAAACTATTAAAAGAATATCAACAACATAAAGGATATCATCTGCAAAGAATAAACGTAGCAAGGACTTTCATCAAAAGACATAGTTCAATTTTCTCTGATGATGTACTAAACATTGCGCAAAATACAGGAGAACTCGAAGCGAGAGATCCGGAAACTGGTGCAAAAAATAAACCAGAAAAAGCAGAAGCTCCGAAAGCACCTACTAAAGAACAAACCGCCGAAGCATTAAAAATCCTTGGTCTCGAAAAAGATCATGGAAAGAAATTTTCAAATGCGAAAAGCTTTGGTGATGATGCTCTAGACCAAGTTCTGACCAGAAGTGCAAGAGATGTAGATTCAATGGTACCGGGACAAGGTGATTATGAAAGAAAGAAATTTGACCGTTACCAAGATAAATTAGACAGACAGGCAGGAAGAGCAAGGTCACCTCAATCGGGCGGAGGAGACGAATGAAGTTTTTAACACTCAAAGACGTTCTTGAGGATGCAGATCGAGAAGCGTTTGACCGTAAGCTGAATCAATCTGATGATGATCGTAAAAAAGAAAAAGAAAAAAATGAAGATGAATATTGGGAGATGACTGCTGATATTGCAAAAGAAGTGGAAGATACAATTAAACTTATTAATACTATGATTCGTGAATTAGCGATACTGTATAAAAAATGTGAAAAAGAATATGGAACAAATAAACGAATGCTTCAACAAGGTCTTGGTGAACTTGAAAAAGTAGTTTATAGTGACCGAGGCTCCGCATTTAATATTTTTTCTCTTGCTATTCAAACCTTTCAAGATACATTTAAAAATCCTGAATTAACAAATCGAGAAAAAGTTACTAAAAATAATATTCAATTTTTTGAAGAGCAAGTTCGTGCGTTTCACGATTGTTATATTTTGGCAACACATTTTTGTCAAACATCAATCACTGGTATGTCTGAACCGAAAGCGTTTTATCCATGGATAAAAAGATATGTTCCGATTGCAAAGAAACTTGAAAGTACTTCCGTTTATATGACAAAAACGAAAGGTATGTTCAATTCTGATTATCAGATGGATTCAGGACGAGCAACGGAAAAGATGTTGGCTTTATTTGAAACGTGCCGACAAATGGCTGAAAAAGCTTATGCTGAAAATACAAGTGACGAATGGAGTGACCTAAACGATAAGGGTTATGATGGTTGGAAAGGCTTCATCAATGACCTAAAAAATCGTGATGCATATCCTCAATTCAAAGTTAAGTTTGATAGACTATCAAAGATTGCAAAAAGTTTTAAGGAAATGGAACCTGAAGATGATGAAGATGATGAAGATGATGAAAAGGAAAACTCAGATAATAAAAAACAAAAAGAAGAAAAAAGAAAAGAAACTGGTAAACATGATGCATATGATGAAGGAGCAGATATACAACATGACATCAAATTTGATGATCCAGATAAATTTGGTTCAAAGTTGAGGTCGGTGTTACATTTAAAAGGAGACAAAAAGGTGTCTTATTATTCTGCACTTGAAAAATTGCATAAAGTTGTAACGAATCTTGAACCAAAACTATCACGGGAACAAAAACAAGAAGTATTACAAAAATTTGTTAGTGAAAATATTGATGAATTAATTGAAGTATTATCACAACAAACTTTAAATGAATCATTACCCGGCATTCGTTGGCGTCGAAATAATCGTACAGGTCTCAACAAAGTTGTATTGACTTGTAAAGCAAATGAATACAAAAAATCTCTAAATAGAGATATCACGGTTTCAGGCAAAAAAGTAAAGGACATTATATGTTTGCCAAAGAGTGCAAAGCCCGCTGGTGAACGGATGAAAAACCGAAGGTCAGCGTTAAAACGTTGGAAAACTCTGACTTCAAGACCAGCTAAAAAAGCTAAAGCTCAATGGAAAAAGGCAGAAACTCGTAAACAATCTAAAACAATTAGGAAAGAGTCATGAAACTACTTGTCGAAAATTCTGAAGATATCAAAACTTTAGTTGAATCATCCGATGATGGCAAACGAACGCACTATTTGTCTGGTGTTTTCATGCAAGCGGAAGAAAAGAATCGAAACGGACGTGTTTATCCTGAATCGGTTCTTTCAAAAGAAACTGAAAGATATATCAACGAAAAAGTAAAATCACAAAGAGCATTGGGAGAATTAAATCATCCTGCAGATCCGATGATTAATCTTGAAAGAGTTTCGCATTTAGTGACTGAACTAAATGTTGATGGTAACAATGTTATGGGTAAAGCAAAAGTATTAGATACACCATGTGGTAACATCGTTAAAGGTTTAGTCGATGGTGGAGTTAAATTAGGAGTATCATCTCGAGGTGTTGGATCATTAACTGAAAAAAATGGCATTTCACTTGTAGGTGACGATTATCAATTGGCAGCAATTGATATTGTTTATGATCCTTCTGCACCAAAAGCTTTAGTTGATATGGTTATGGAATCAGTAGATTGGATTTGGAACGAAGAAACAAAATCATTCGTGCGGACACAAGCCGAAATTATTGAAAGCAATTCGACACATCCTAACATGTTAGGTTTTCTGGATACACTGGTTGAAATTAAAAGCGAAATTAAGAATCTACAAGATCGGTATCAAATATTGGATGTACAGAATCGAGAATTGAAGTCTCTTGTTGAAGAACACCAAAAAGATCAACAATCAAAGCGTGAGCTAAAATTGGAACAACTTTTGGAAGAGACAAAAACTTCAATTGAGAAAACTGTAAAGCAAAAACTTCACCAAAAGCGTGAAGAAGAAACCTTAAAACTTTTTGAAGAGTTTATGAACAAAGTTTCAAAAGCTTGAAATATATAAATAAAAGTTAAATGGTAAAAATTAACAAACCTTTCATGAAAAAGGAATCTTATGACTAAACCAGAAATTGAAAAAAAAGTAATGGAGGTCTTGAAAAAAGAACTTCCGGGAGACGCTGATTTTTCAAAGTCAACACCTCTTGGAAGTATTGAGGAAGTCAAAGCCAAGATTGATGGTGGAAGCACAGATGCACTTGTAAAGAAAATTCTGTCTGCCGTTGGTTCAAAAGCTACCGCAACTTCTGTTAGCATCGATGATAAGACAACTGTATCATCATTGGTAAACATGCTTGCTGATGAAATGAATGACGATATGGTTGAAGAAGCAAAGAAGCGAAAAGCCAAGAGAGAAGAAGATAAAGAAAAAGATTTGGCTGAAGCAAAAGATGATGATGATGAGGAAGAAGACGATAAGAAAAAGAAGAAAGATGATGACGATGATGATGATGATGATGAAGATCTTGATGAGGCAAAAAAGAAAAAGGCAAAGAAAGATGATGAAGAAGATCTAGCGGAAGCAAAAGATGATGATGATGAGGAAGACGATGATAAGAAGAAGAAGAAAAAAGATGATGATGATGATGATGACGAGGAAAACCTTGATGAAGCAAAGAAAGCCAAAAGAGAAGAAGATAAAAAGAAGGCAAAAGAAGAAATGATGGAAGACATCAACAGCCTCTTTGCATCTGAAGATACTCTAACCGAACAATTTAAAGAGAAGGCTGCATTGATTTTTGAAACTGCACTCAATCGCAGAATTGATCAAGAAGTCGAGATTGTTAAAGAAGAACTCGAAGAGTCCTACAATAACAACTTGAAAGAAGCAGTTGAAGCTCATGCAGAACAATTGCATGAGGAATTGGATAATCTTACAGGTAAGATTGATGAGTATTTGACCTATGTTGCTGAAGAATGGATGAAAGAAAATGAATTGTCTGTTGAAAAAGGTATTCGTACCGAAGTCACTGAGAACTTCATTTCCGGACTAAAGCAATTGTTTGTAGAAAACTATGTTGATGTTCCGGAAGGAAAAGAAGATTTGCTTGAATCTCTTGAAGAGAAGAATGTTGAACTTGAAAATCAAATCAACACTCACCTCAAGCGCAACATGCGATTGAAAAGATCTCTACAAGAAGAGAAAAGAAAAAACATTATTTTCGAAGCGACACAAGAATTGTCACTTGCTGAACGAGAGCAACTTTCTGAATTGGCAGAATCTGTTGATTTTGAAGATGAGCAAGAGTTTGGTAAAAAAGTACAAATTCTAAAAGAACATTATTTTGCAGAAAATGATAGTAGTGCGCAGAAGTCAGATATGATTGAGGATGAGCAACAACAGTCTCAAACATTGACTGAAGATTATCATGCGGAAAAGCAACCTGTATCTGCGATTGACATTTACAAAAACGCAATTTCTAGCTTTAATCGATTTTAAATATAATAAATTACTAAATATAGTAAAATAAGTTATTGTATTTAAAGTATTAAAAAACTAAAAGGAGTAATATGGTACTTAACGAACAAGCAAGTGCAAAATGGCAGCCCATCCTCGAGCATGAGTCATTGCCAAAAATTGACGATAGTTACAGAAAAAGTGTAACTGCCGTTCTTCTTGAGAACCAAGAAAAAATGATGCGAGAGCAAGCATCTCAACGAACAGGATCAGGATTGTTCTTGACCGAGGATCCATTGGGTTCTGGTATGGACATGTCAAACTATCCCGGTGGTGATGGTTTGAACACATTGCCAAATGCTGGTCCATACAGCACAGGACAAGTTCAATATGTTGATCCAGTTTTGATTTCACTTGTAAGAAGAACTATGCCTAAGTTGTTGGCATATGATGTATGTGGTGTTCAGCCTTTGACTGGACCAACCGGATTGATCTTTGCAATGCGTTCACACTACCAAGACGGTGTTGCGGTAACTCCCGGAACTCCTGGAAGAGTAGAAAACGAAGCATTGTTCCGAGAAGCAAAATCAGATTGGTCAAACGGTGGAACCGGACCAGATGCAACCGCTGCAGGTATGGGTGACCATACTAAAGGTGGTACTCATGCACCATATAGTGGCGGTGCTGATCCAACAGACATTTTCTTTAACCCCGCATCAAATGTCAATGACGTTAGTGGTTTCGGTATTTCTACCAGCCAGGGTGAAGCAATGAACACTGGTGGTGGTAACGCACCAATGAACGAAATGTCTTTCTCAATTGAGAAGATGACCGTTTCAGCGCAGACCAGAAAACTACGAGGACAGTATACTCTTGAAATGGCCCAAGACCTTAAAGTAACTCACGGCTTGAATGCTGAGAGTGAACTTGCAAACATTCTTTCAAATGAAATTCTTGCTGAAGTAAACCGACAAGTTATTCGCACAATTTATGCAGTAGCAAAGCCCGGTTGTCAAAACACAACTAATCCAGAGTTTTTTGACCTGCTGACTGATTCCAATGGACGATGGTCTGTTGAGAAGTTCAAAGGTTTGATGTTCCAGTTGGAAGTTGAAGCAAACCAAATTGCAAGAGAAACACGTCGAGGTAAAGGAAATGTAATTATCTGTTCCGCTGATGTATGTTCTGCATTGAACATGGCTGGAATGTTGGACTATTCTTCAAACATGAAAGTGGCTTTGAAGAATGATGAGACAACTGACTTGTTTGCTGGATTGTTGAATGGTCAATTTAAAGTTTACATTGATCCATATTTGCCAATGAATGCACAAAATGCTATGGTAACTGTTGGATACAAAGGAACATCTCCGTATGATTCTGGTGTATTCTATTGTCCATATCAGCCACTGCAAATGCTGAAGGCACAAGATCCTGCAACCTTCACACCAATCATTGGTTTCATGAGCCGTGATGCAATGGTAGCAAATCCATTCTCACAATTGGATAATGATGGAACACCAATGAGACTAGCAGGCAACGGTATTGAAATGAACAAGAATGTCTATTACAGAAAGTTCCGAGTTGCTAACTTGAACTAATATCTTAGATATTTTTTAAGACCACAAGGGAGGAGTTTTTATTCCTCCCTTTTTTTGTTTCTTCTTTCCAAAATATAAACATGGACACGAACACTCAAAAAAGTTTATATAGTGATGTAAACAAGATCATCAACAATTACCTAACAAGAAATGAGGACATTTCTGATGATGCTGATCCTGAAATTGAAAAGGCAGAGACAGATGCTAATAAAAAAGGACGAGAAGCAACTGTTGCCAAAATTGCAGCACTCAAGGCGCAAATTCGTGACCTTGAAGCAAAGCTCAATGAAGAAGAAGAGGTTGAAGAAGATAGCCCAGAGCCTGTTGAAGCAGAAGAAAATCCTGTCGGTGGGCCACCAAAAGAAGTTACTGAAGATGACAAAGATGGTGGACCTTCTTCAAAAGATTTGATGTGTCAAATCCATCAATCTGTTACAGACATGATGAAACAAGTTGAAGATAGTGAGAATCTACCTGATTGGGTACATTCAAAAATTGCAGTAGCAAATGACTATGTTGTTAAGGTTGGCTCTTTCCTTGATGCGAAGAACAAAAAAGCAGATGATCAAGGAACAGCACCATCACCTGCAACACCACTCTCGCCAGCACCAGCGGCTGCTGGAATGCCTGCACCAAGCGGAATGCTTCGTAGTGCTTTAGGCGGCGCACCTCCAACACCAGGACCGTACGGACCATAAATGAGAAAAATTAGCAAGTATATGATGGCTTTGATGATCGTTTTAATCATGCCATTTTTTGCTAACGCATCTCATGAAGTCGGGGAAAAATTTGTAGCAAACGGTAGAAATTTTGTCTATATTGATCGTTTCATTTCAAGAGGCAAAATTCTCTATCCGATTTTCTATCAAGTTCGTGAAGACATTTATGCCTATGCTTTACCATACGTTGTAGTTGAATTGAAGAACATTTACTATGATGTTGAGATAGCAAAGCGATTGGGTGTAAGATATACAACTTATGCTGATTTGGGTATCACTTTATTTGAAGTTGACAATCCAACTCAAGTAACCGAAATCATACGAGAACTCGAAAAAGAACCAATGGCAGAATATGTTGAACTTGCCTTGGTTGAGGGATTCTATGAAATTGATGTTCCTGGAATTTGGAACGATAAAAATATTCAATGGTTTGATAAATGGTAATCAATGGCGTCATTTCAATCAACTCTTCGCAATTCATTTGAAACATTAACAACGGATGATATCTGTGATATTGAAAATGTAGGTAAACAAGACGGAGACATTCTTGTTTGGGATGCTGAGAGTAATAACTGGAAATTGTATCACGGTTTGTTTTCAAGAATCAAAGCTGCCAGCCTTTTGTGGTATGGCACTTTTGGTTCAAATGGTATACATAAAGTTGTATATGGTGGAGAAGAACGTGAAATGAACATTGACTTTTATGGTGGTAAAGCATATGCTGAGATTCTTGTTTCAAAATCACAAGTGCTAACCGAACCATGGGACAACTGGATTGATGGTGCAAACAAGATGCAAAGTTATAACTTAGCACCGCACAAAGGTCTCAACTATGAGACTGGTGATAGTTCTGCTTGTATTGCACCAGAAATCTGCACAAGTTTACTACTCACCGCAAAAACATCTTACACTGATGGCATCAACCATAATGAAGTCGCCTCAACAACTCATCTATCGACAGCAAATCGTGCTGAGTTTATTGACTACTTCACCGGTCAAATACCAGGCTTTGAACAACTTGATACCTTTGGATTGTATGATACGCATTTAGGATATCGTGCAGGTTCAATTGAAAATGATGAATGGTTGATCAAAGATTCAATTGAAGGTTCAAAGATTGGTGGTCCTCGTTGGGGGTATCGTTCATCTGGTGATGAAAAAGCGGCAAGAGCAGCCAATACAGAGATTTCAGAAAACAATGTACTGTCAATCTGGGTTTCAAACTACTAAGCAACCTTCTGCTCTTCACGATAATGATTCAACATGTTTCTTAAAACATGTTTGCGAAGGTCCTTGTGACCTTTTCTCCAGAAAATAAACATCAAATCTCTTGTTTCCTTTTCATTCTTTTGAATTTCAATTGCAATTTCCTTATCTTCAAATAAACACGTTTTGATCTCTTGTAGAGATAAAATAATCTTTTCAGTAATTACATTTACCTCTGCTTCAACGTTTTTTTGATAGACTTGAATTTCATTGAAGAATTCATCAGGCACTTCAGAAATCCATTCCATATCTTCTTCAATCATTGATATCAATGTTGTACGATACAAATCTTTATTTGTCACTAGCTTATGAATTTTCAGGTACCAATCTGATTTGATTTTTGCACAAACATTGTTCTTCATTTGCACAACAAAACCTTCTGAATTTTCAGGTATTGTTAATTGATCATTTTTGTATTCTTTAATAAGATAAACAAAATCTGAAAAAAATTGACGATGTGAATAAAAATCAATGAGTCCATTTTTGTTGTCAACTGTACCGATATAAATTAATTCTCTTCGGTTACCATAATTAACAACAATTTTATTTTCTGGATAGATGATTTCAAAAACTGGTGTGAGGTTTTCTTCAAGTATTTCAATAATTGCGTTTTGAAAAAACTCATCATATTCATGTAGAATATTTGTTGCTACCTTTGCTTGCTCTGAAGTAAATGAACCTCTTGTTGCGAAATATACAATGCCATTTTGTAGATATGGTATGGCAAGTGAACCATCAACCTTTTCAAATACAGAAACAATATCAGAAGTTGTATATTTTGTTTGTCCCAGATTGTAAAATTTTCTTGGACCTCTTGCAATAATTTGACCATTTTCGACAATAAGACCTCGGCAACTTTCAGTTACTTCATCCCAATGATCTTTGAATTGTGTGTTTTGTGTATAATTGTATATTTTAAGTTCTGGATTATCAGGATGTATTCCTTCATTAATCCATCTGTCTGCGATGTATTGTTCTAAATCATTGAACGGCATAAAGTTCTCCTTATAAAATACTACTATATACAAGAAAGTATAACATAAAACACAACACTTGTCAAGGCAATTGCCATGGATTACATTAATACAAAACTTGGATTGGCGTTTTCTTTATATAAGAATACTGATAAAAAAGAAATTGAAAAAGAATATGGAGATGATATATCCTTTTTTAGTCAGATGATGTGGGGTGATAAAAATGCCCAGCAAAAGATGATGCTAAGAAAGTTATTAACATCATCCAATGATGATAGTGTCGAATAAATTATTTATGTGTCCACCCAATTTGAACTAAATCATGCTCAACCTCTTCAGTGATTTCACCTTCTTTGAAGAGTCCATTATCACCAAATGATGGGTAATAATCGAGGTAGTCTTCATCGTGTTCTGGACCACGAAGGTCGGCGACAACACCACCTGCTTCTCGAAATGAGAATGAGTTTGTTGCACCGGTTTCATCATGCTCCCATAGATGATTGCAGAGGGCACAGTAAAGAGCCTGTGCATATGTTTGGTCTCGTTCAACTTTTGTTCTGATGTGTGATTCGTACATGTGTACTTGTAACAATTTACGCATTCTTTATCCTATAATAAATCCGAGCGGCTCCTGGTAGTCTGTATATAACTGCTCTTTAAGTTTGTCAAGTTCTGCATTTGCATCACTCATCATAGCGTTACCATCCAATTGCACACCACCAGGTAATGTCATGCCTGAGAACTTTGAAAGATTCTGTCCCCATTGTAGTTTAATCATTGCTTTGTAATATTCTTTTAACCATCGGTCATTATAAACGAGTGGATATTCATCCGGATCTAAAACTTTATAGCATTCTAATATAATAAAGTCATTTGGATAAACATCTGCTTTATACTGATTATTCGTAAACTCTGGCTCAAGTTGAATGTCAAGACCTTCTTCTTCGGTTACAAATGTTTTTCCTCTTTCTGTTGTTGTCGTCTTCTCATTCCAATCACGATTACCCCAATGCCAATCAATGAAAAGTTTATTTTGATACCGATTGAATCTTGTATCATGCCTGGGTTTGAGAATCATATCTAATGTTTCACCAAATTCTCGAAACATCACATATGATGTGAGGTCAATCGTTGACCACATTCCTCTTGCACCCTGCAATAATTGATAAATAGGATCGAATACAATATCTGTCTGACCGAATAAAGAATGCGGTACAGGTATCAAACGAACTATTCCAATTACAGAAGAACCATCAATGGGTATGTATTGATTATAGATATCTTCTTCTGTCACCTGATAACGAAGAAAGTCTCTTGTTGTTCCACCAATATTATATTCTTGGAACAATTCTAAAGTATCATCAAGACGATCTTCCATTTGTTCATCAGTGACATTAATATGAAGTACTGGGTGGCCCAAAGCCCGTAATGCCCATTTAATTAAATCTTCTCTGTTTTTGATCATATGAATATTTTTGTATAAGTTTTTGGAATCCACATATAATATTTATATTTTGGAAAACTGTAGATATAAATAAAATAGTATATTTAAAACAATTTCATGTTGTTGAAAAAAAGGATAATTAAATGTCTAACAACTCACAAGTACCTCTAGTTGAAGAGTTTGGTGTTTCCAAAACATTGCTCAGTCAAATATCAAACAGTCCTTACTTTAAAAAATTTGATTCCAAAGTATTCTCAAAAATTCTATTCAAGCCCGGGTATCCTCTCCAATCTGTTGAACTTATTGAACTTCAAGATATATTACAAGAACAAATTCGTAGATTTGGAAATCATACATTCAAAGATGGTTCAATTGTAACTTCTTCTGGTGGAATTGATACTTATGACTGTCGATTATTTGAACTTGATGAATATGCAAATGAAACTCCAAATGTTTCAGAAACAGATGTTATTGTATTTGTAGATCAAACAACTGGCGATCAAATTCAAAAAGCGAAATTTGTATCAATAAAAAGTGCTGAAATAAAGGACGGCATAATTCAAAGAACATTACTTGGTGTTGAGTTTACAGATGGTCTTATTGAATATCCCATTACCGCAGTTGGTGATGTTGCTGTTTTTGTACAAAATATTTCTGGTTCAAATATTGAAAAGATTGGCATACTCAAAACAAAACAATCAAAGAATGGTTTGTATGCTCATATCAAAAATAATACATTTTACATCTCGGGGTATTTCACCAACATTGTAGAACAAAAATATATCTTTGCAATTGATGATGTAACACGAATGAGTGTTGAGGTTGGTGTTGAATTGTTTTGGAAGATTGTAGATGTCCATGATCGAGAGTTTGGTGAACAATTATATGATCCATCTCAATTCTCAGTAAACGATAATACTCCTGGTGCTGACCGTTTAATACTTCAGCTAAGACTTAAATCACATGAGATTGATTATGTACAACAAGAAAAGGATTGGAAATTTGTTCCTCTTTTAAAATATAGTGAAGGTAAAATTGTTTATCGTGTGAAGTATCCTTTTTATAGTGTTCTGGGTGATACGCTTGCTCGTCGAACATATGAAATCAATGGTAACTTTGTTGTTGATCCGTTTAAACTTGAAGTACGTTCAGACCTACCTTTAGAAGGTAAACATTTTTTATCTCAATTTCAAATTACTGGTGATGTAACAACATATACAATTGAAGGTGAAGATACAAATTACCGGTCATTGCAAGTTGAGAATTACTTGATGTTTGATACTGAAATCAATTATAATCGTTTATTACTTATTACTGAAATTGAATCAGATACAAGAATAAAAGTAAGTGATATTCATTACGATCAATTCTTAGATCGAAATAAACCTCAATTGCTCACAGCAGCAAAGATTGGTAACTATATTGAACTTCGTGATGAAAATAAATTGAATTATATTCTATCTGAAGGTAAAGCATATGTAAAAGGTTATCGTTTTGAAACAACTTTCAATACTCGGCTTGAGGATATCAAAGCAAGAAATACTATTGAAACTGATAGTTCAATTCATCCTAATCAACATTATTTTGAATTGTCTGATTTCGCACACACAAAGTTTTCTCTTAAATTTGATCAAATTGAAGAAGTTGATTTACACTGTACAAAAAACTCAAGTTTATATGATTTGGTCATAACTCAAGCTGGCAATTTTTCAGTACCATTACCTATTGCACAAGGTGAGAGAATTCAGATCGATACAAATGGAGCAATTTTTGAAAGTACAGATGGAGATACAAGATATCGGTTAATATCACAAACAAAAAATAATTCAATTGGTATTCCTGCAACAGGAACATACACGATTTCAAATCTCAGTAATGGTGCAACAGGTTCTTATACATTAAGTTCAATTGATTATATTGTGACTACACCTTTTGGACGTGATATGGCAGAAAACTATGCTTCAGAAGTCATGTCAAATTTAATGTTATCTTATCAAGGAAATCCAGATGTAGTATTTCAAACATCAATAGGAACGTTTGATACTCATTTTGCGAATAATGAAATGGTTGTAATTCAAGATGAAATAACTCAAGAAAAATTTGTAGCTAAGGTGAGCGATGTGCAACCTTTAAGTACATATATGGAAGTACACACTTATTCACCTTTACTTGATTCAACAAATACATTTACAATTCAGAAACCTTCATATCATGAATTTTATGACAGACAATATGAATCAACAAGAATTGGTACTTGCCGTGTAAACTATGTTGATGTAGTTCAACCAGAAATGTTTCATTTTTCTCACTATAAACTTATTCAACCATTTCATTTTTTAGTCGCAAGTTTTACAGGACCAAATTCTTTCATTTCATATTCACTTGATTTAAGTTTCTCAGATGATGCATATACTGGAATGTACATTGTAAACAATGGACAGCAATGGCGAATTCGTCAGTACATTGGAGCAACACAAGAATTTATATTAGATGATGTTTCAATTACAAACCCAATTAACTTTTATGGTTTAGATGTTGTTGAATTAAAATATAATACTAAAAATATAAATTCAATCGTCAAATCAAATTATATAAATGGTCTTGAATATTGGGGTAATATTAAAAAGAATGCATTTGATGAACCTGAAATTCGTACACCAAATCAAACACAAAAGAAATTTATACCAATTATAAATGATGGTGAAGGTGAAATCAAAAATATAAATGTTACAGACTATAAGTTATTTTACCAAGAATCTTGGTTGGTTTCTGCAGGCAACACAAATACGTTGTCTCAAAATATTGGAGTTAAGTACCAAGAAAACTACAACATTCCAAATTCAGATGTAAAAGTATTTGCCGCTGATACAATCTATGATACTTTGAACACTGGCAATATTATGTACTATAAAGGTGAGAACGTACCAATTTCAAGTGCAAATATCGCCGGACATATCATGACAATAAATTTCTTGGATACGTTTGTAACGAATGATAATTTTATAGTTCATGCAAGTATACCAGTAAACATACCAGCACCAAAAACAAAAGATTTGACAAACTTTACTGATAAGTTTACCGTATCAGTTGATGTTGCAACAAAGATGATCATTAGTGATGACAATCGTTACTATGCTGCATCTCCTTTTGAATTCGAATTGATGCATAGTGATTTATATCGAATTCGTAAGATTATGGTAGGTATTGGTAAAACAGCACCTCTTGTTGATCTAACAGATTATTTTTATCTTGACAATGGACAAAAAGAAACTCATTATGATTATGGTAGAATTAAACTAAAACCTTATATGACAATGCCAGATATTGTCAATATCAATTCAACAAATGCATTTTATTATTTTGAAATTGAATACGATTATTTCAAATCATCAACAGGACATTATGCAACTGTAGATAGTTATGTTGATGTACATTATCGAGCAATACCAACGTATGTAGATCCTATTCGTAAGAAATTTCCACTAAGAAACGTAATTGATTTCCGACCATTAAGAAGACCAAAAGGTGAGCTTTATGCCTTTCAGCAAGAACAGGCAGTAATCAGTACAGTTTATTATGATTATACTTATTACAAAAATGAAGAGAAAGTAATTTCAATTGATGGTAATGGTTCTTCTGATATTGAACTCACCTATGAAAACGAAGTTGATTATGAAGCATCTGATTTTAATATTAAGTTGTATAATCTAACAATGCCGGCGTATACATTCCGATTTGATGATGTCACTTATAAGATGATTGATAATCGTAATTATACAATGAAAGATATTTCAAAATTACAAAAGAGAATTGAAAATCTTGAAGACATTGTTCAATTGAATGCTCTTGAATTACAAGCATTACAAACAAATATTACTGATTCTGCTGGTGATGAAAGACACATGAATGGTTTGATTGTTGATATGTTTGCAGGTTTTGCAATTGCTGATGTTGACCAACCAGGATTCAGTGCATCCATTGATATGAAAAATATGAAGTTATATCCTTCATTTTATTCACATAACACATTGCTTGCACCATCAACATCTGCTGTAATCAATTCTTCATATCCAAGAGTGAGGAATAATATCATCACTTTGCCAATCACTGGACATGTTCAAAAAACAAATACAGTTTTACCAGGACAAGTAACTCGCAAATCAACTCAAATTAATTTAATTAATGGTCAATTAACACTTCATCCATTTAGCGATACTTGGTACAGTCAATCAACAATTCCAAGTGTTTTACTTAATGAAGACAATCAATATAAAAATTGGAAAAAAATAGGAACACAAGGATTCAATACACAATGGAATATATGGGAACAATATTGGTCTGGTGTTGATATTGATGAGAATCCATATGCAATTCAAAACGCCACTCTGTCTCAGAAAACAGGACAGATGGTGAACAACAAAAACAATATTGAAAAAATTATAGGTGATAAAAAAATCAATACTACTTTGTCATTGAAAAATCGTGAACTTCGTATTGGCTTTGTTTTAAAGATGCTCAGATATGATATTGAAGAGTATCAAGTCTTCATCAATGGATCACCAGTTGGATTCAATCAAGGACAACGATTATACTTTGAATCTTCAGGCACAACACCGAAAGCAGATTTTGTTCATAAGTATTTGAACTATGAACTAATTCAGCCCCTCGGTGCATTGGGCACAGCATATGGTACAATTCGTGATATTCAATTTGATCAAACAGTTCTGGGTAAAGATTATTACTGGCTATACATTACAAATATTACAGAAGAACTATTTCAAGTTAATCAAAATATTACAAACTTTGTTGGTACAGTTGTACAAGAGCATACATTCTCTTCGTTGTATCTTGATAACCGATCGAACATGTGTGGAGACATCACGATTAATGATGGTGACTATGCCACAAATACTTCACTTGAAGTTCAGGTAAGACGAAAAGCTGGTGCAAAATATACAGTAGCAACAAATCGTTTTCCTATTGCAGGACTGCTTGAAACTAAAACAAGTTTCTCTCAATCTGTAAGACCGGTACAAAGAAAACTATTTTCAAATGATGAAAATGAATATATTGATGATAAAACTTTTATTATCAATAGCACAACAAGGATTAAAAATCCACTTCATCAACCATTTATTTTTGATGACTCTTGTTTCATTTCTCGTATATCAGTGAGAATGAAAAATAATAGTCCAAATGCAGAGAAAGTAATCTTTACAATTCAACCAATGGTAAATGATAATCTTTCACCATCACTTGTTTTACCTTTCAGTGAGCAAGTGTTTACATTAGATTCAGGTTTTGATGATGAATATCTAATTGACTTTCCAGTACCTGTTTTCATTGCATCAAATTCTGAATACTCATTAGTAATACGAAGTGAATCAAATGTTGAAGTGTATACAAATAATGGTACAAATAATATTCTTGTTGATAGTTGCATACCAGCACTTCAACAAACTGGTAATGGTTCAGAAGTTTTTCAATGTCGAATTTTCTGCGCACAATTTGATACTTCAGAAAAACAAATTAAATTATACATCGATGATAATAACTTTAATCATTTTGTTGACCGTTATCGATTGAATTATAATTCACTTAAACTCACAGATACCTATACCGATTTTGAATGGAAAGCAAGAAATCATGATACATCAGTTCTAGATGTTCTATACAAAAAAGCAAAGCCAAATGTAACGACCTTGCTTGAAAAAAGAAAAGTATTTTCTGCAAATGACTATGAATTAATTTGTAAGATACGATCAAATGATGTAAGATATAGTCCAGTGATTGACCTTGAGCGGCTTTCTTTAACAACTATTCAACATAATATTAATTCAGGCAAGTTATCTGCGGCAACAGTTAGTGGTTTAAGAAGTGGCTTTGATGCCAACCTTGTCCAGATTACACTTGAACAAGATCCAATACCAAACATATATCCTGGTGGTATCTGTAAACTTGATATTGATTCAGTAGGTCAGATTGTAAATTACTATAGTGATCCAAATTTCTTGATGTACACACCTGACTTTGATATTACAGCACAAAAAGCTAATTCAACAACTGGTGTATTTGAAAGCATACCTGGTGTATACATTGATACAACTACAAATACAGTTATTGCAAATGAATTAATGATCAACCTTGACATCAAAACTGAATTTGATGCTCAAAATAGTGGTAGTGCGTACTATCGTTATTACTCTCCAGTAGTAACTTTGGCTGATGATTTCGAAGCAATGCAATTGTATGTTCAAATGGATGCAATCTTAAAAAATAATAATGACGTTTTCTTATATTATCGTGTTCTCGAAAACACCGCACCGTTCAATAATTTTGTTTTACAACCATTCAACAGAATGCCTTGTATAACAGGTATTGCTGATAAATATTCAAATAACAATCAAGCTAAAACGATTGAATTTGAAACAAATCGGATCAGCCCTGATCCAAGATTTAAATACTTTCAAATAAAAATTTGTTTCACAAGTACAAACTTTGTTGATATACCTATCGCCGAAAATGTAAGAATCCTAGCATTGGATAATTAAGGAGAAATAACTTGGCAGTTTTAAATGTAAAACCTCAAAACCATCCAGGTGCTGGATGGCAACCTCCTCAAAGGAGAAAAGTTGAATTAAATGACCATTATCAAACTTGGTTAGTTAATTACAATGAGATTCGCAAAGAAGTAAATTCAGCTTCTGCCTTGTCAACACCAAGAACATTAGTATATCGAAATGAAGCCGGTAGTATAGGTGTTAACAAAATTTATATGAATGAGATGGTATTGGGAACTTCAAACCCATATGCAGATCCTGCAACAGTTCAATCAGATTTTGTTTTAACTAATACTGAATTTAAACTTGGACCAAACATTGACGTATCATTTGGTGGCCCTGTTTTATTTGGTGATACTGTAACAATTGGTGGTGCTATATCAGTTGGTGGTATTGATTCTACAGGACCTTCAAACTTTACTGACTTAGTTTCGTTTGGAAGTATAGTGTCATTTGGACCAGGAAGCCAACTTGTTGCAAATGGTCAAGCAATATTCAACAATCAAGTTTTTGCAAATGATGGACTTGATGTCACAGGTGCTACATTTTTCAATGGTGCAATTGAGGCAACGGGAGATGTAATCATTGAAGGTAGTGTTGATATTGAAGAAGATTTAATTGTTCGTGGTAATCTCTCAGTTCTTGGTGTTCGAACACAATTAGAAGTGAGTGAACTTGTTGTTGAAGATAAGAATATTCTAATCAATAAAAATGATTTATATACACCATTAAATTCTGGTATCTTTATACAAAAAGGTACTGATGTTGAAGCAGGCTTTTTCCGTGTACATGATGTTGATGACAAATATTTACAATTTAAAGCGCCTTCAGCACATACATTAACTCTCGACATTCCATATCAAGATGTTACACTTCGTCTTGAAGATGATTTTAGTGTTGATCAAAGTCTCACTAAAACATCAAACGTAACATTCCGTTCTTTGACCCTTGATGATAATTATGCAAGACACTCTGGTGTACCCGGATATGTACAATCAAATCTTGACATCATTGCAAATACACGTGGTTGGATATCAACACCTTGGACATATACAAATGTAGTTGAATCATTCAGTGATTTAACTACACAAAATACAACCGGCTTGTTCATGGGTACAACATTCTGGACAAACCGTCATGAAACAGCACTTGTCAATCAAGGTAAAGAAAGTATTTTTATCACTGATATGGGCAAAGTTGGTCTTGGCACAACTGCACCAACTACACAATTTCAATTATATCAAAATGAGCCAGTTCTCTCAATCACTTCTGATAACTACACAAAACCTTCGGCCATTCAGTTAAAAGATTTGAATGATGACATTTCAAGTTCTGGTTTACAATTAGTTTATGATGCAAACACTGCTCTCGGAACACTTGAGGTTACAACGCAAAGTTTAACAAGTGGATTAAATTTATCTGTAGGTGGTTTAAATTCAGCACCAGAAGTTAAAATATTATCGTCAGACATCACCATGAATACAGATTTGTTCGTTAAAGGTGAAGTCATTATTGATCAAGACCTTATTACAGAAAATACTTTATATGTTCGTCCAAATCGTGTAGGTATTAATGTAATTAATCCGGCAGAAGAACTTGATGTTTCTGGTAATATTCACGGTGATAGTGATTTAATACTTGATGGTATTGAACCATTCATTCGGATGGGAACAATCACAACTTTAGTATCAAGTGGACGAAGTGGTCTTGTTGTTGAAGAAGAAAGTCCATTGATTCAATTGTCAACAACTGATTCGATGTATCGTCATGGAACAATTCTATTCCTGAATGATGATGCACATCAAAGAAGATGGTCTCTCGGTACAGTGAACAATGGTGATATATTTGATATTGGAAAATCGTTTAATACCGCTTTAAATATTCCAGAGCATGGTCTAGACGAATATCATGGAGAAACCTTACTACGCTTGAATGGAGCATCGGACAAAGCATTTTGGTACTTGAGTGCTGATGACAACAATCCAGCAATGATTCTGAATACACGAACAAATGGTGTTCACCTATATCTAGGAGAGCAAACAACAATTCAGACCGGTGAAAGATCAACAATCATTTATGGACCAAATGATTATAGTTCTGTGATACAATGGCATGGTACAACATCAAGCCGTGGTGAACTTTCTTATTTTCCAAATGGCAATGACGATCATGAATATGGTTCTTTCCGCTTTTCAAGAAAAGCTGGTGGTGTTAATACAGGACATCCTACAGCAAAAGTTGGCGTACATCAACTTTATGCACATGATAAAATTGCAGTTTCAAATACAGCACCGACAGCAGAACTTCACATTCAAAAAGACCAGTCAAGAATTCTGCAAGAGACTGAATCATCACAACAATATTTCTCAGTCACATCAAACACAAATGATGTCCACCTAATTGGTGAGAATGTTCCTGGTTGGTCATCTTTTGAATTGCTTGCAATGAACCCAGCAATTTCAAGGTTGCGCTCAAAAGATTATAAAGTTGAAACAAAAGCAGACCATAGTCCAACAGGAATGGTCACCTCACTTGTTCTTGATAGTGATGGTAACACAATGTCATTCGTCAATGACAACTTGAATGGTATTTCTGGATTTGAAATTGCAAGACCAGATAAGATTTATCGTTTGAACATGGATAATATCAATCATCGTGTTGGCATTTATCTGCAAAATCATGTTGATACTTTTTCAAATCTTGACATTAAAGAACAAACATTTGATTTAACTCAGCAAGTTATTGATTCAAAAGTACATCAGCATATTGACCGGACTGCAAATACTGTCTGGCAAAAAATGATCAATCAATCTGATTCATCTGCTGAATTTATTTTGAGAGATACAATTGCTGAAGATCAATTTTCGTTGGCAACAGGACAAGAATCAAAGCGGACAATATCAACTACAAACATTGTTGATCGAATTGAATTCACACCAACAAATTGGACTAATCTTTCAATTAGTGCAGGACGTGCATTACTTGAAACTCGAGCAAATAATTATTTCTACACTGTTGATTCAAACAAAACAGGAAATACAAGCCGACTAAAACTTCAAAACGATATTGAGTATTTCCAAATCAACATTGATAATCCTTCTCAACAATCATTATTGCAATTAACATCACCTGGTCAAGATTCAATTCTAGCAATGGATGATGTAAATCAATTTGCGTTATTTAAAATTGATTCGTTGTCTGGATATAAAGACGAAACAAAACTTGACATTGCTGCGGGAACAACATACAATCAACTCACAACTCAAAAGCAAAACAGTGTGCTTACACTCAATGAATCTGCCGCAAGCAGTCGATATGAGTTACAGGAAGATACAGCCACACCAACTGAATATGCATATGATATGCATCTTGACCGAGCAAATCAAACTTCTTATTCAAAGATGTATAGTGGCAATCAAGTAGCAGAAACGTTGCTGTTTGATGCTTCAATGTATACACGATTTTTAATTGACGGTTCAAATAATTATTATATTAAAAAGGAATTAAATCGTTCAATTGAATCAGGATATAAAGCATTTAGTGTTGACAACCGAATGGAAGAACTTAACTTTCATCCTGCAGGTGCTACAACTAAAACAACATACAAGATTGATCAAGCAAACAATTATATTTACCAGCTGAACCTTGATGAAGGAGTGACTCGAGGTAATATTGATATGTCAGTTGGTGATCAATATAATCGTTACATAATGGATATTCAAAAAGATGATGTATCAACAATCTCATTATCAAATAAAGATTTTAATAATCGATATGCAGTATTAATTGATGCAGAAACTACAGTATCTGATCGAATCTCAGTTGCAAATGGTGCTGATTATTTCTCAAAAACATTTTATGCAAGTATACCAAATCGTAAATCTGAATCAAGAATATCAGTTGATGTTGAGGAATATGAGTTAGTTCTTGATAATGCAAATGAAAGAGTTGAGCAATTAATACGAAGAGAAAATCAGTCTGCTCATCTAACAATGGCTGACAATGCTGGTACACCTTCGACAAATTATGTGTTTAACAATTCAAACAATTTTGTATATGACTTGTTTCTCGATCAAAGTGTAGTTTCGACAACAATGACTGCAGGTACAAATGTTCTGCGGCACACAAATGATTCAACAACGAGTAACACATCTCTTGGGTTCAATGGTGTATCATACACATTGAAGCATATTGATCCTTCAGATAATTATCTATACACTGCATGGAGAGATCATATTGACATTTGGGTTGATACTTTCTTTGCTGCAAACGCAACATTCAATGGACCTTATACAACATTTAATTCTGAAGTAGTATTCTCACCAACATCAAATACAAACTTTCATGGTCCGCTTTCAATGCATGATGAAGTTTGGTTCTCACCGACTTCAAACACATTGATTGATGGTGAGACAACATACGGTCCCGGTTCAAATACAACCTTACATGGCACAACAACCTATAGTGCTAGTTCATCAACTGAGATTCATGGTGAGACAACATATGGACCAGGTTCAAACACCACTGTTGAAGGTACGACAACCTATAGTTCAAATTCAACAACTGAGATACATGGTGAGACAACATACGGTCCCGGTTCAAATACTACTGTTGATGGTACAACAACTTATAGTACAAACTCAACAACTGAGATACATGGTGAAACTGTTTATAGTCCTGGGTCAAACACAACAATTGAAGGTTCGACAACATACAGTACAAACTCAACAACTGAGATAAATGGCGATACAACATACAGTACAACATCAACAACTAATGTTGAAGGTGATACTGTTTATGGACCGACTTCAACAACTACTGTTGATGGTGATACAACTTATACAACAAACTCAACAACTACTATTGGTGGCGATACAGTTTATACGACAGATTCAACAACTACTGTTGATGGTGATACAACTTATACAACAAACTCAACAACTACTGTAGGTGGTGATACGACCTACACAACAACATCAGTTACAAATGTTCAAGGTGATACAGTCTATGCTCCGGGTTCAAATACTGTCATTGAAGGTACAACAGTTTATGGTCCAGGTTCACATACAGTTGAAGAAGGTACAATCATATTCAAAGAAGGTTCAAATACAGAGTTTCGTGGTAATACAACAGTCTACACACCAATGTATTTCCCTCCCGGAATCAAGAGTGACTTAACATTCCATTTGACTGATAGTGAGTTATCAGATAACTGGGAATATCCTAATCCATCAAATACACCACCAACACCAAACACAAAGTATATTGTTTGGCATGGTGTTGACACTCATTCAAAAGATGCTTACATTTATTATGGTGCATTAACAAGTGGAACAAACACTTGGGGTGTTAATGATTCATTACCAAATAGTAAGTTGTTCATCAATGCCGACCAAATTGATTTTTCATTTAATAATGATCAAAATATGCTTATCAATACTAATGAAATTTTAGTAAATAAGACAGTTAAGCAAAGTCACATTGATAACTTATTCGAGTATCGTAATGATGAAAATAAATGGTTGCTAAAAGCAAGAACAGCAGATGAAGGAATTTATTGGAACAAAACTAATTCACCATCATATTCATTACAAAGTTATGGTGAATCAACAAATCCCGAAAACATCCAAAATCAAATTGTATTTGCTGGAGGATCTTCAGCGAAAGCAGCAATTGATTTAGATACAGGAACAATTCGTGCAAAAGGTGATGTGATTGCTGATGGTGATATTATCAGCTTTGTAACTTCTGATGGTAGATTTAAAACGAATATCAACAATATTCGTCCGCAAGATAAGATTAAAAGACTACGAGGTGTTCACTTCACATGGAAGGAAGATAATCCTCATGGATATACGGGTGATGATGTAGGTGTAATTGCACAAGAACTTGAATCAGTTGTACCTGAGGCAGTTCGTAAAAATGCAGATGGACATTATCAAGTAAATTATGAAAAGGTAATACCCTTACTTATTGAAGTAATTAAAAAACAAGACATAAGACAAGATCTTCTTGAAGAAGAATTGAGAACAATAAAAAGACATATTGGATTACTATAAATGGCGAATCTTGCTCGAGACGGCAGAAAGCATTTACATTTAACAACAACACAAGATGCTGTAGTGCCGAATGGTTATGTAAATGTATTTGAAGAAGGTCAATTTACATCAGGTGATACACTGTATAATAATGGTTCAAATTATCGTTTGCGATTAAATCTTAATATAGCAGATACACATGGTATTGAACAATTGTGGATTTCTTCAGATCCAGATTTAATTCCTGACGGTAACTATGCAATTACAAATGATGCACTCGATCCATTAATGATTGAAGCAGGTACAACAATTAACTTTAATTTGAATGATGATGGACGGCCTGTAGCAACTTCACAATGGCTTTGTTTGCAAGGAGAAAATACACAACCTGGAATTATTACAGGTCTTGAAACAGGACCTACTCTGGCAGCAACATTTAACCATACCTTTCCAACTGCTGGTTGGTATACGTTAATTGCAAATTCATTAGGAGAGTGGCCTACAGCATTTCCAACTCCAAAAACAAATGCAGTTGATACAGATCATTCTGCTGCCTTTAGTTTTCGTGTGGTCAATGCGCCTGCTGGACCACAGTTTATTCCTGGAACATCAGTTACAAATCCTGCTTCGGAACTTTGGGAAAATCCTTTAAACGTTAGTGATTCTTTTATTCCGCCATCTGTAGTCAATATACGATTGTGTCCACCAGGATCTACTGGTGCAGGAATATATTTCAATGGTACTCCCACTGATGTGAATTTGAAATGGAATCCTACATACATGAATTTTGATGGAACAAATAATCCAGCAAATACAATTACCGGTGCAAACAGCACAATGCAAAAACTGATGTCAATCTTCAAGGGTAGTCATATTTCAGGTTCTGGTACAGGTAATATGCAAAGAGGTTTGATTCCCTTTGCTATATCATATTATGTTAAACCAAATCCAACTGATGTAGCAATTTACATGGTAATGGATGATAGTGGATCAATGAGTGGGACCTATCGTTGGTGGCTACAAACCGCAACACAAAAATTTCTGAGTGAACTTCCAGATGGTACCTTTCTTAATATTACTTATTATCATACAGGTACTATTATTGATGAAGTAGTTAGTGCAACAACAAGGGCGAAAGCAATTCCGGCGCCTGCAGGTGGTGGTACACCGATTTATGAAAGAACTACAACTGGTGCTACTGACGCAAAAGGTTCAGGAAAATCAATTCAATGGTGTATATCTCAAAGTGACGGTGCAAGCTGGGGTGATACCGGCACGGCAGCAGGTGTTATTGCTGCAGCAAAACCATCTGTAGCAATGTTTATGTTTGCAACTGGTGGTGCTGCTGAAGCAGGTATGAAAAGTATACCAAATGATCCAGACTTATCAAAGATCGGTTCTTTTTTTAACAAAGCATCAAGTGAAGATGAACAGGTCGGTGCGTTTCGTTCATTGACTGCAATGTTAAACAAAGATACTGCAATATTACATTGCTATGTTTCGCAAAATAATTCTGAAAGAGGTCGCCCAATGACCGGACAATTATCAGGTGGTGACTATACAGGTGAGATTGTTGATATGTATCATGGCACACACGATTTCTTACTTTCAATTTAGCACATAAATGGCTACTAATACTGATATAAACAATCTTCGAAGTAGTGCGCAAAAAGCTATTCGTCTAACTGATTTGGCAAATCCATCTCCTGGCTCACCACATACAGCAAGAGCGCCGGCAGTAATTTCATCTGTATCTCCAAACCCAGTAAATGTTTATACAGGTGCAGAAGGATTTTATGTTGATGTACCAATAAGTGCAGTTAGCGGAGGACCAGACCTTTATGTTTATGTGATGGATACAAATGGTGCTGTATCAAAATGTAAAATTGCAACTAATGCAACCTATACTACAGACACTACTCCACCATCAATAATGGACACCACATTTAATGGTAACTATATTTGTTGGATGAGTGAAACATGTACTGTAACATTTCAGGCAACTGATGCAGGATCAGGAATTGATCGTTACGAAATATGGATGGATGCGGATCATCTTGTAACACATATCTATCCAGATCCATTGGTATATCCTACAGACTTTGCATATGAGCAGGTCAACTTTCAATTACCTTCAGGTACAACTGGTACACATACAGTAAGAGTAACTGTCTTTGACCGTGCAGGTAATCAAGCTGATGAATTTTTAGCAATCAATATAAATTCAGCAAAAATTACTTGGGATTTATTAACGTCAGCACGTTCAACTGTGAGTCCTTTTTTAGCCGTTGGTGAATGGAAAGCAACTGCAACAGGAACAAAACTTTGTGGTTTTTATGCGACAACTGATTTCAATACAAAACCATCACCACATCCAAAAAGTGATCCACATTATCCATTAACTGCTGGTGCAAATCCTGCTCTCATGACTACACCATTTGATTTATCAATTGGTGAGCAAACAAGTTCCGGTCAAAATTATCAATGTATAGTTGCAGAAACAAACTGTGAAAATGTTTTAGTTTATCTGGCAGCAACAGATAATAATTGTGTAGTTGCCAAATATAGTCCAATACCTGCAATTGATTACACATCACTTTCGTTAGGTCCACCAAATATTGATGTATTTGAAGAACAATATAAAAGACAATATACAAGGTCAAGAAAAAATGGTTGGCTTATTAATGTATATCCAGGTCAAGCAGGACCATTCACACAAGGTGATCTAATCACTGGAGTAGCAGTGACAGAAAGTGCAACACCGCCAACTGGTGCGCCTGATTATGATCCGGCAACAGGTGAATTTGTAGCTACTGGCTCTGATTGGACTGCAATTTCAGAAGGTACAAGTTATTATAGTGGTGTAGTTGAATATGATTTTTTGGGTTCAGGTCCCGTATTTGCAGGACAATTAAAAACAGTATATGTCCATGTTTCAACATTTGGATACTCTCAATGGTTTCGTAATGAATATAAAGGTGGTTCAGGTGTTCAAACGTTTAAACGTTCGACACAGATTACTTGGATTGATGACCGAGAAGGACCAAAGTTAATCAATTTATCTATACTTGGTGAAGGATGTACAGGTGATGCAACAAATTCAAATACAGCATGGTCAAAACCATCAGACGTAACAACTGCAAGTGGTATCACACTTCAAGGTACACTCAAAGATGATCAAACAAATATCATTCGATATATTATTACAAATTCACAAACACCACCACCCTTCGTACAGTATTCAACAACTTCACCATATTCATTAGCATGGATACAACCAACACCAAGACAGAAGACAGTAAACTTTAGTACAACAGTTACTGCAATGCCACCGAATGGTTATAAACAATTCTTTATTCATTCGGTTGATAGTTGTTTCAATACATCAACAAACATGTTGATGTTAAAACTTGATGATCCTGGATTTGCAATTACTCCGGTTGGCACATCAGCAGGAACACCTTTTAAATTTGAAGGCAATTCTTCAGAACATGCACAAAGAAAATCAATTGCATCAATGTTTGGTGATGGCGTCCAGCATGATGGTTATATTTCAAAAAGAACACCTGATGTTCAAGCAAATCGTGTCCATAAACTTAGTGAGTATCGTGGTATGCGTGTTGCAACACAAGATACTCGGCTGTATGATAACTTACCAGCACCTTCAAATCCTCTGAAATTCTCAGACTTTTTAAACAATACGCCACGATTTTTTAATCTTCGTATCACACCACATGTTAGTACAGTAACGGCTTGGGATGCTCCTACATACGAAGGAGACAATCGTAATTTGGCACTTACAATTGATATTGATACTGGTGACCATAGTACAGGTTATATACCAACAGTAAATCAAAAGGTTGTGGAGATTGAAGCAAAATGGTTTATTACACATCTTAATTTACCAACAGGTGTATTATCACCGCAAGTTTCAGGTACTATACCTTCTGGTGGTATTTTAAACTATACATTTTCAACAGAAGGTGTATACTATATTGTTGTATATGATTCATTTGGAAATTCTGTACAGACAACGTATAGAATATATCCAACAACAGCAATATTACCTCCATTGCAACCACCTTTAGGGCCACCATCATTATCACCATTACCAATTGGTTATCCAGCACCAATTTCACCACCAGGACCTATACCTCCTGATGGTCCTGTGATACCACAAACAGGACCGATATCAGGTGGTGGTACAGGAGCAAGAGTATTTCCTCGTGATCCGATCAATGTGCCTCCACAGAGTCCTCATTGGCCGGGTCTAGATCCAAATACAGGAAGCCCAACAACAGGAGGTTCAACTGATTTTTACATATCATTTAGTATTAATCAGATTTGTCTTGCAGTTGACGCATGTCTTTTGATTGACCGTTCCGGAAGTTATGTATCAGGATTCTCAAACAAAGTTTATGATTCATTATCACAAACACTAGATAACATTGCTGCATTTTCAGAAGATTCTGGTGGTAATGTAAATGCTCGATTCGGTTTAGGATGGTATTGGAATCCAGGAAGCGGTATTGAATTTACATCTCCGATGCCACCAATCACAGCAGCAATTACAGGTCCATCAATGACTGCAAATCGTGCTTCGATTAAAACAGCACTTGAAAAGTATAAAGATAGTGCTAGTGGTGGTGCCGAACCTAAATTTGAAATCACATCAAAAGTTGCAAATGGTGCATTGGGTGCTTGGAGACCAACTGCTCTTAAAATGATTCTGTTATATTCTGATGAGCCAGATTCACCAGATCAAGGAGGTTCGTCTGGTGCTGCATATGTTCAACAACCAACAAATCCAAACTTTTATATCAATCAATTAATTGCAAATGAGATTGCATTAGTTCTTTATGATGCAGGCGCAGGTGCTGCAAGTAAAAATCATGTTCCATCTTGTATGCAACAAACTAAACATCTCGGCAGTCTCGTTTCAACATTAGGTACGGGATCCGATGCTGCCGCAATTGCGGCAGCAGTAAACGATGTATTTGACACTTATAAAGATCAATTGACATTTAACCTTGAACCAGATATTTCATCACCATCAATTTTTGGAAGTATTGAAGCACATTCTGGAATTCATGCAAGTTCTTCAGTGCCTATTCCATATAATGATTTATACAATGGTGAGTGGGCAGTATTTAAAGTTACTATAAATCATGACCAATTATATGCACTTGGCGCAAACTATATCGATACAATGGTTACAATTAAGAATTCTATTGGACTACCGATTGCTCGAAAACAGATTCAAATACAAGTTTTCTAATGTAGTAATCTAAATATTAAAAAGATTTTAAACAATTACTGAAACATCAATTTTATGGCAATTACAGGAAACACTTCTCTTAACCGTGTTGAGCAAATCACCGGTAATTTTAAAGTATATTTTAATATCTCGGCGGCAACTGGTACAGGTAATTTAGCTAAGTATGAATTATTTTTTGATGATGTTAGCCAAGGAGAAACACCATTAATACCTCAAGCACAAACAACAGGTAATGTTGAAGTTGCCGTATTTGCTACAAATATAGGATTTCATACCTTTGGTGTATTGTTTACAGACACTTCAGGTAATAGTGAATATTTTTCAGAAACGATCTACCTTGACCGCAACACTCCAATCATTCATAATTTCTCGTTAATTGATATATTAACTTCTGATGATTCCTATTATGTAGAATTTGATGTTGATGTAGAAGATGATACGGGTATTTCAAATATCGTTATCTATAATTCATTCGGTCATCGAAAACAATACTTCTTAAATCAATCAGCAGTTCGCCACACTGGACGATATCGACTTGAGGTGCCTAAAACATTTACAAATCGGTTTGCATATTTTTATCTTGAAGTAAATGATTATTCTGGTAATGTAATCACATCAAGTCCTATACGGTTATACTTGAGCAATCAAGGCGCTAAGGTTACTTCATATAAAATAAATCGTGTAATTAACACAGGTTCTACATATCGAATATTTTATGACCTCAGTGGATCAATTCGTCCACAAGGCTACCTAAAAAAATATACATCAAAAATTAAAGGTACATCAAGATTATTGACTTCGGGTTCTTTCATTGTTCCTGGACCAAATTGGAATACAACAATAACTATTGATATTCCACATTTACAACCTGAAGGAGATATTGAAATTGAAGTTTCGCTATATGATGAATTTGATAACATTACTGTTCATGAGTTTGATTTCACAGTTGACAAAACAAATCCTGTAGGTCAAATTGAAATTGTTGAGGGTAAAAAAGTAGGAACAAATTATATTGCAACAGTTCGATTTTCTGCAACAGATGCGGGTGGTGTTTTAGGTGTTGGTTCTCAGATTGATTCAGACAATTTAAATTGGAATTATGTCGCTTCACCACAAAAAAGTCTAAAGCAAGACATTGATTTTGATCTTGGTGAAATCGGCAGAAGGACAATTTTTGGACAATTTTCAGATATATGTGGTAATCTCACACCTTTATATAAATTAGATTTAGAAATTGATAATACACGTCCTGATGCAGAATTCCGTTTTCTTTTTGGATCAAAACGTCCAGACGGAAATTATTCAACTCGGTTTCAAACAGTTGCTGCGGACAATAAAGGTATCACACATCTTAAATTATATGGTATCAATTCAAATACTGGAAACTTTGTTGCAGGACATACAAACAATTGGTTTGCAATCACAGAAACAAAGTTACTTGATGAAGCACAATCAATTATAATTGATCAATCAGAATACGAAGATAAATTAACTTTCTATTTTCAGGCAAAAGATATTTTTGGAAATGAAAGTCCAATAAGAACAGCAAACGTATTGTTTGACAAATCAGGACCAACAATTAATACGTTTGCATATTTCGATGCAGATAAAAATACTTCTTACTATCGAATCTATTTTGAAACAGATGCTTATGATAACAAAGGAATTAGTCATTATAAAGTAGGACTGAATGACATTTTGGCAAAAGATTGGATTCCAATTGAAGTATCCAATAAATTTAATAGCACCTTATCTCTTGACATTCCTACAACACAACTTGGCATTCCACAAGAAGCAAGATTTCAATTGAAAGATGTATTCGGTAATGAAACTGCCGTTAAAACATTTACTTATGTAATTGATGATTCTTTACCAGAAGTTGATGATTTTAAATTTGATAGTGCATCAATGACAAGAGAAAACTATGTTTTAAATTTCAAAATTGATGCCCACGATACTGGCGCTGGTAATGTTTATTGGTATTCAATCACGGCAAATGATTCAACAATGAAAAATTGGAAGCAAATTCCGAACAACGCACCAGTTGTTTCAGAAACTATGCCATTTGAATTTCCTTTGACAAATGACGGTACTCATGAGTTTTATTTGCGAGTAGCGGATATGAATAAAAATGAGAGTGCTGTTTATAAGTATGAGTATGATTTAGATTCAGTAAATGTTTCTGGTGGAATTCAGTTGAGAAACATTATAAAAGATCCCATAACTTACTATGCTAATGTCGAGCTATATGCAATTGATAATCGAAACGTAGATGGATATAAGCTCAATGGAGGTGGGTGGTCTAAGTTGAATCCACCAGTGAAAAGATTTAATGAGTATCAATTAATACCACTGGGTCTTTCGGAAGGACCAAGAAAACTTACTGTACAATATCGTGATGGATTTTTCAATGAAACAAAAGAATATTCAATTAATTTAAATGTAGACGCAACAGATCCGACAGCAAATATCTATGCAAATGGTGTATCTTCAACACCATTAAGTTATGATCTAACACTTGATTTAGATATGAAAGATAATCAAGAACTTGCGCAATATAAATTTTGGTATACACCAGATGGTGAACCATCTTGGTCAGATATTCCAGTTGGTCTCAAATCTTACAAAGCAACACAAACATTTACAATTCCAAAATTTGATACAACTCCAAACATTGCATACCGTATCAAAGACTTCTTTGAAAACGAAATTTCAGGCGTTGAGGTAAAACAACTTGTAACTACACCTCCATTCACTCCAGCAATTTCAATTTCAAATGTATATCATCAGATGACTGGTACGGAAGTAACAGTAAATTATAATGGAACAGCAGCCGCAAATACAACAATTAATAAACTTGAAGTTAAAGTTAATCCGGTTGGTACAACAACACTTGAAACATATGAAATTAAAATTCCTAATCAAGTGAATGCAATTGGCCAATTTAAATATACATTACCTTTATCTGAGAGATATGCAAGAATAGCAGTAAAATCAATATCAGATTATGGATTTAAAAGTTCAGAAGTAGTGGCGTATCGTCCATTTGAGAATATCAAACCAACAGCAAACGTAATCTTTACAGGTGCGTTTGAAGATAATTACGATTATATTCTACAGTTCCGAACACAAATTGATGATGTTGATAGTGGCTTGCGGCATGTTGAATTTAAAGTAAATTCATATCCAACTCCAAGAGTACATCGTTTTGATTTTCCATTCAAGAGAAATGTTGATGAGATAATTAATCTACGCATTGATCAAACTCATATAGCAAATCATGCAGATATTGAAGTGACTGTTGTTGATATGGCAATGAATTCATCAGTTCCGATTTCAATACCTAATGTGTATCTTGACCGTTTCCGTCCGGCAATTACAAATGTTATATTAAATCATGGCATGGTTTTTGGTGGTGGAATGGTCGGTGTAAACAAAAATATTGTACCTTTCTCATTTGAGGCATCAGATTTTTCTACAATTACACATTACAAGTATTCAAAGGAAGCAAACATTGTTTTTGACCATTCTTGGACAGAAGTTTTAGGTGAAAAGAAAAATATTGCAATTTCAGAAAATGCTGATTTGGCAAGAATGGGTTTCATTCAAGGACAAATTAACACTCTATATGTTCATGCAAAGGATAAATTTAATAATATAGGTACTGCTGGAATTTCGTTTGAATTTGATTCAATACCTCCAGATATCAAAGTTGATTTTGATGATCACATTGAAAGAAAGATGGTGCATGGAGTTGATCATTTCGTGGTGCCCTATACTGTAAGATATGATGATAACTATTGTGAAATTTGGGATGGTATGGAATACTATGACCATTATGGTAATAGTTCAACTGTAACGCCTTTTCCTGTTTATCCAAAACTTCAGGTTGGGACATTTCAAAGAAAAGTTGAATTACCAGTTAAGCATTGGGGGAATGTTGATATCAATGTAAAAGTGAGAGACCGTCTTGATAATTGGACACCTTATGAAAAATTTCAAGTTTATCTTGAAAATACAGCACCTGTTATCTGGCAAGGTACAATCAATGATGGCGCAACATATACATTTTCAAAAGATGTGTTTGTTAAAATGGATATGTCTGACTTAGAAGGTGTGACCGAAGTTTTATTTTCAAAATCAAATACTGAAGTTTGGAATTCAGCTGGTTGGTTTCAGATACCATATGCTCCAAGAAAACAAGCAAACACTGCATTTACTGTAGACCTTGATGCATTAGGATTTACTGATGGTGTTTGCAACGTTCATATGTATGCGAAAGATTTTTGTCAAAATATCACACAATATTCAAATACTATTATATTTGACCGTGATGCTCCAAATCTTACAAGTTTTTATATAAACAATATTAGCCGTTCAATTGATACATTTGATATTGAATTAATTGGTGAAGCATGGGATAATGTTTCTGGTTGGAATGAATATTATATGTCTTTCAGTCCAAATGAACTCAACTTTGATCCAATTATTGGTGGTCCAATTATCGGAACAACCTCGCATAAGATTCGAAAAATTATTAATTTACCAATTAAAGATGCAGGTCAGAAAATTATTTACTTTGCTGGTAAAGATGCTGCTGGAAATATTTCGGCAAAACGTGACGTTAGCATATACATTGATAATAAAAATCCAGTTGCGTCTGTCTTTTATCCAACAAATTTAGAAAAATATTATTTGAATGCAACAGCAAACAATTTTGCATATGTTGTTTCAGATGATCATGCACTAGTAAACATAGCCTATCAAATAAATTCTGGTCCAAAAGCAAACGTTTCTAATTTTGCATATTCAAGTCGTATTCAGTTAGCATCAGGAAATTTTGATGCAGACTTTACAGGTCTTCTTGATGGTAAGCACAACATACATTTGTATGCTGAAGACCAATTTGAAAATCGTGTTCGTGTTCCTTATGAATTCATTCTTGATACAACACCTCCACAAATCAATACATTGAATGTATTGGAAACTCGTCCGGCATTTAATGGTAATACAAAGAATTATGATGTAGCACTTGAATTCACAGCACAAGATGCTGAAGGTATTCGAAACTATGAACTCTATGATAATGGTTCATTAGTTTCATCCGTTAATGTTGACAATAAAAATCTTGATGAAACACTTTCAGTTACATCAATTATTTCATCTGCAAATACTGAATTGCATACTTATGAATTAAAAGTATATGATTATGCAAATAACATGTCGAGCGCAACAACATCAAAACTTTTGCATGATGGCGCAAATACAAGCATTCTTGATTTTAAGGTGAACGGAACATTTACTCATACTACAACTACATCTACAACTGAAACATTTAGTGGTAATGTTGAAAGTGATGTAACTGTTACACAATATGCCATAACTACAAAATCAAACGTTGACCTAGATTCTGCATTTTGGAATTCTTTTGCTGTTCCAGCATCAGCAATTTACTATTCAGAAAATATTAGTTTATCTGAATTTGCAATTAGTACACACGTTGGAGCTAATACAGTTTACTTGCACATTGCAGATGATTGTGGTAATATTGAAACTGCAAATGTCTATATTGATATAACAGATAGCACATCACCAATCATTTCAAACGTAACACCTACTGTTGTATTACAAAGACAAGGTAAATATTATGTTGGAACAATTACTTTTGATATTAAAGATCCTAATAGTATGATTGAAGCCTATGCAATTGGCACAGTTCAAAATCCAACAAATTATAAATCGATTTATCGTACAAACAACAGCACACTCACACACTCATTGAAAATTGCAGAAGACGATATTGCAGGCTCTCAAATATTTTACCTGCAGTTGCGTGATGTAAATGGCAATCTTTCAAATAATTATCGAATGTCAGTTCGTTTAGTTGACCTAAAAATTGAACCTATTGAGATCAAACTGAATAAATATATTACAGGAACAGAAAAGGTTACTGTTGATTTTAAAACAAATGCAAAACCAAATGATATTGAGTTTGGTTATCAAGTCGACACCACATACAAACCAAATATTTGGAATTCACCAGCGACCTTGGTGCGGACAACATTGGGTAAATATTCATTTGAATTTGATTTAGATGTGACATCCATACCAAAAGGTGACCATAAATTGTATGTTTGGTTGCGTGATAAAAATACACATGAGCATTATAATCAATGTCAATCATTTGTTAGCGAGCCAACTCCTGAAAAACCATATGCAATTTTAAGCATTGAAAAAACTGAATATCGAAATGATTTAAAAACTGTTTGGGTCAATGCTAATATAACTGATCTTGGAGTTGGAGTTGCGTCAATAAGTTTAATTGAAACTGGTAATCCTGATAACTTTGAAAGTATAAATATAATACAAACAGGTAATTATTTAAAGAAATTTGAATATGATAAGAATGATGTTCGTAATATAATTTACGAATGCAAATTAAGAGATGCCGTCAACACTTCATCTTTTATGTTTGCTACAAGTGTGGACCTCTCCGATGTATACTGAGAATTATAAAAGAGATAAAATAACCTCAGCAATTGTTGCAGTGAATAGAGAAAATATAAATAGTCATAGAACCACACTTCGTCAAAAAAAGCAATTAAAAGAGCAGTTAGAAACGCAAGCTAGGGAAATCAATTCTCTAAAAAAAGATATTCTTGAACTCAAAGAACTTATTCTTTCAAATTCTACTAATCAAAATATTGAGGAATAGCTATTATGGCAATTGGAAAAATAATCACAGGCCAAACATTTGGTAATTGGCTAACAACCACAAACTTGATGATTGATGAGATCAATAATGCATCAAGTACCTTTGCGCCTGGTAATTTAGTCCGTTGGGGTGCGGGTGGCACAGTTGTAGTCAATACACTAACTGCTACTACAATTCAACTGCAAGGTGGAATGACCGTGAATGCTATATCAAATAACTATAGCACACCGGTTGATGATCGTACTCTCCTCACTGCAAATGCTATTCACAATTTACTCCTCGACTCTGATAAAACAACCATAAAAGATACACCAAGAGATAATGTTGCAAACACATGGGTAACTGCATCTTATTCAAATGTTGTTTTATATGTTGAAAGTGGTCAAGTTGCCGAGTTTGCAAATAGTACAGTAGAATTCTGGGGTGATACTACAATTAATGGAGACCTCACTGTAACAAAAGATTTGATTGTTAAAGGTACAAGAACAGAATTAGCAACACAAACAATGGTTGTTGAAGATAACAACATTCAATTGAATTCTTCTTTAGCAAATGTTGATGGTTCTGGTTTTGATGTTCTCGGTTCAAATGCATTTGTAAGATTAGTAGATACCGGTACAAACTATCCAGTACATGCAAATCATGAAATTGAATTTAATGAAAGTGGTTCAGGAAAACTTCTTTCACTATATGATGTACCTAGTACAACATGGGGTATTCGTGGTACAATAAACATGAACCTAAAAGATCGTATAACGATTGAGTATCCATATCCCGCATTGCCAGCTGGCGCAACATATTCTGAAGATGATTTAATACTTGGTATCAGTCGTACACCTGATTTTGCAAATGCTGTTTACAACTCAGCAGATCCTGCATGGGGACGAGAAGCAAATGTTCTTGATGTACCTGGTGATGAAGTACGATATTTTATTGAAACTACTGCTCCTGTTGCTGGAGTATATGAGTATACTGATTGGGCAAGCTACCGAGCCGCATGGGCAAATACAGATTTAGTCACCGGTAATACAATTTTAAAAGCTATTGTTGAATTTGATCCAGATGCATCTGGAACTGCTTACTACTGGGTAGGCGAACATACATCAAACCCAAATTTAAGATCTGTAGTCTATCTTCAGCAAGATGTAAGTGATAGTAATATTTTAAAAATTATGATTGATAAAGATTTGGATCCAATGACTATGACGCCAGTTCATACGGACAATCCAGATCTTGAGATGTATGCAAATGACATCGTAACTTTCTCAATGAATTTGTCAACTGCAAATACACATCCAATTGTAATTTCAAGAGAGCCATATTCTGCAAATAGTATTGCACCATTTATTATGTCCAGTACTACCGGGTATAATATTCAATATAAAACTTATCAGAATGCAGATAAAAGCGGTGCGATAGGTGTATCGAATCATTATTCTACTTGGGAATCAAATTTTAGTTCAGCATCTTTTGCACTTGGTGAAATCACATTCCAACCATGGCAGCCCGGTGTTTATTATTATGTTGCAAGAGGTAATACAGCAGATCCTACATTAAATCTTGGTGGGCGAATCACAGTACTACCAAGAAACGAAAACATGGGTGGTAACATCTTGGTAGAATATCCAAGAGGTACTACAGTTTATAAGACAATGACAATTGAACATGTGAATACAGCAAATGTTTGGAGCACAAATGGTATGCCATTTGATCCAATTACAATGGATGCTGGCGATACTCTTGTTCTACAAGACATTGCAAACACAAATCTTAGATATGTTGATGCAAACAATTGGATTGCATTTTCTCGTAATGGTTCAACAACACCAATTAACTATTATGATGATGTAACTGCTGGTGTTTTAGCACATACAAAATATGTTGCCAATGGTATCGAATACAAAGATCCATTTGAATTTGGAAATACAGTAAACACAATTACAACAACAAATTCTGAAGTTCACTTCACACCGTTGCAAGCCGGTACTTATTGGTACTTCGCAAACAATCAAATTGATACGAGTAATAATTATACTTATGGTCTAATTACTGTAAACGCTCCGAGATCAGGAACAGCCGGTGCGTTCTACATGAGTACCGATGATAAAGATATGGTAATTGAAAACCCATTGAGTTTTGAAGTTACCAAAAATCATTATACAACAATGAGAATTGATGGAGAAATTGCAGATTTCTCTGGTACGAAAAAAGGTATTCAATTACCAGAAGATAGTTATGCCGGTTCTGTTGTTGCAAATGGTACAATTCGTTTCAATCAACTTGATCAACAATTTGAAGGTTATGCAAACAATAAATGGCGAGGTCTTGGTGGTGGTTCAAATCTAAAACTCATTGACTTAAACAAAGACACATATGTTCAAGTTCAGGATACAAGTGATGAAATTCACTTAGTAACAAACAACTTTACATCCTTTGTAACTGATGGGCATATTGCAGACTTTAAAGGTACCAAGTGGGGACTTCAATTACCTGTAGATGATGATGATGTAAGATTGTCAGCAAATGGTGTAATTCGTTATAATCAATCACAACGAATGTTTGAAGGATACACATCAGGTGAATGGCGAGGTCTTGGTGGTGTAGTAGACTTAAATCAAGATACTTACATCAAAGCCGGTGATATGAATGACCGATTGTACTATGTTGCAAATGGTTCAAATGTTTCACAGATGACTCGAGAAACAATGTGGTTTGAATCAAACAATTATTCAAACACTGTTCATGGTTTGGTACCTCTGCATTATACAGAAAAAGAGGCAGTAATTCGAGTTGAATCAAATCCAACTTGGAATGTAGGTGAGTATCGTATTGACGTTTCTGGTAATACAATTTCAAACAATGCTGGTGTAATTTCATATGAAGCAGGTAATACAAGCATTCTAGTTGAGCCAAGAGGTGTTAAGATTGATTCAACTGGATATTTCCAATTACCAATGGGTGAAGAATACGAAAGACCATACAATGCCGCAAATGGTATGGTGCGTATTCTAAGTGATGGACTTCAAGTATATGATGTCAATGGTGCTAATCAAGCATATGATATTCCAGAAATTTACATTGACGGTGCGTGGAAGCCATTATCATTTATTACAAATGAAATGTCTTATACTGTTACTGGTGTACCACAATCAAATGTTGAATTCAATAATTTATATACACCATTTGTTAAAGAAGAAATTGATGTATACATCAACGGTTTAAGAATTCAAAAATCTGACTATACATTATTCACAAAAGCAAATAACGAATATGTTGTTTCAGCCACATTTGATCCATCCGCAAATGTATATCATTATAGTCCAAATTTACCACCAGTATTAGACCGTGGAGATAAACTAACAATTCAGTATGATTTCCAAAATAATATGAATACGGCGCCAATGCATATTGAAGATGACCACAGTGGAACAATGGCATTGTCAATGACTGGTGTTGAATTTGATATTAATGGTACGCCTTATACTACTGTAAATACATTTAAAAATGCTTGGGCAAATCAGTGGGTTGGTAATACAGCAAACATTGTATACACCTCAACATTTGAAGGTGTCACTGTAGACTTGAATAGTTCAAATACAAACGTTGCCGCAAATACAACAAACACTTGGTGGACAACAGGTAGAACTTCATATCAAAGTATATTACATTTTGCCACACCGAGAACATCTGGCCAGATCATTACTGTTGAACATAAGCCAGCAAGAATGATTGGTGTTAATCGTATTGATGCAATGAGCCGTTCAGAATTGATTAACGGCTTCCCATATCGTGTTGCGTTTGCAGCCGGACTTTCTGTTGGTTCTGGTCAAACATCAACATCAACCAGTACCGGTGCATTAGTAATTAATGGCGGCGTTGGTTTGAGTGGGGACTTATATGTGGGTAGAGGTGTAACAGAACTTTCTGCAGCTGGACTTAAAACTAATATTACTGATATTGATTCACCAATGGATAAAATTCAACAAATGCATGGTGTTGAATTTAACTGGAAGGGTGATGAGTCTGATTTAATGAGAGGTAAGGAATATGGTTTGATTGCAGATGAAGTTGCAAAGGTTGCTCCGAGTTTGGTAACATTTGAAAATAATCAACCACAAGGTGTAAAATATAGTAAAGTAGTTGCATTACTTATTGAAGCAATGAAGCATCAACAAAAAGAAATTGACGAATTAAAGTCGAACATGCCTAAAAAGCGTGGACGTAAACCCAAAACTCAAGGATAAGTAACATGTCTGAATCATCAATTTTAAGTTATATTGATACGGTAGTTTCAACTTATGATTCTAGTTCGAATGAGGCGGAATTTAAAGGTTTAAATATCACCGAAGAGGCTAAACTAAAAGATACCGAATTTACTGGTAAGATCGAAGTTTTTGGCGGTGGCACACTTTCAGTTGACGGCATTATCTATCCTACACTTCTTCGGTCAAGTCTTTCTACTGGAGACACATTAGTTTGGGACGAGACAAAAGATGATAGTGAAAATAATGCAGGAGGTGCTTGGGTAATAAGAAATCTAGATCAAGGTTCAACTTCAATTGACAATATTGGTGGTGTTTTAATTGATACCGCAGCACCAACAGGTACATTAGTATTGCTTGATACAACTGCAGGTATAAGTGGTGCTCCAGGTTTTATTGCAAATAAAAGCCAAGAATTTCGTTTTCTAGATGGTAAGCCATCAGTAACTCCTGAACAATTAAAATTGACAGACAGATTATTAGTTGCTGTTGACAAGCCAGGTTCTAGCACACCGACACTATATAAAATGTCAATTTCATCATTATTTCAGTTTATTGAAAAATCAAATGCTGACCTTAGTTCACTTCGTGGACTTGGATCAAATACAATCTTAAACACACTGACAACTTCAATTGAAGTTGGTGTCGATGATGGTGTACTTACACGAATGTCTGGATTTGATGCAGATGGATTTATAATGCATGGTTCATTGAGAATCAAAAATGATGACGATGGAGAAAACTTATTTTTATCCGATGGTTATACACCAATACCTACATCTGCAATCACAAAAGTTCTAAATGGATTTGATATTACTACAACTGAAAGTGGTCTTTTAAAATTAAGAATTGGAACAAATAAGAGCCTTGAAATTAATGATGTAATTAAAATTGGTTTGAATCAATTAACAATTAATAAATTATCAAGATTGGAAATTGAGTCAAATACTGCAATTACATTCGGTGAACTTGATGGTGGTCTTGCAGCAGCATACTTATTTGATCAAACTCTTAACAAATCTGCGGATGTTTTATTTAATAAAATTGCGCTTACAGATACGTTAAACGTTGAAGGTGTCTTTACAGCAAATGGTACAATAAATTCAAACGATTTAACAGCAACTTCAGTTACATCAAATGATGGTACATTTGAGAACCTTGAGGCAAATACTGTTAACTTTTTCCCAGGTGGTAAAACAGTACTCGATTTGTTTAATCCATCAATTCATCACATAATTCGCATCAATGAACTACAAGATACAACTATAATTTCAGCAAACAATAATAGTACTCTTGAATTTAAAACATTAGATCAATCAGTTAAATTTAACAGGTCAGGATTACTTGATGCGAACATGGGAGTTAATGGACTTGCAGTTGGTAGTTTAAATACTTTAAATGCATCTGATACTGTGATTTTGTCAAATATGACCATGTCTCCTGCAAATTGGACACCAAATATTTTGGCAGCACCTGGTAATTTTGAGTCTGGTGCTTTGAACAATGTAGACCGTAATATAGATCAAACACAAGCTCAAGATGCTGCAGAAGCTTTGATTGGCGCAATCGAAGTTGGCTATATGTGGTGTGATGAAGTCGCAAGACCATATATTGATGGCGGTATATTAAAAAATGAATTAAGAAGTAGTACTTATTATAATCCTGCAGATGCCGGTCAAGATAAGAGAATTTTGATTTCAACTCCAACTCCTGATTTTGCTTTAGCATCTGATGTAAAATATTATGATGCATATTCAATGGAACAAAACCTACAGAATTCTGATGGTGCAGCAACAATTGGTGCCGGACATATGATTGATTATAGTGCAATTGTTCCAATACTTGTTGCCGCAAATCAAAAATTAATGACAAGAGCAACAGAACTTGAATCTAAAGTAACAGCACTTGAATCTAAAGTAACAGCACTTGAATCAGCATAACATAAATATGGAAAATAAAACTTTTCAGCATAGGATAAACTAAATGGCTTTTATTAATCGTAGTTTCGCAAAAGATGAATTATTTGTGAGAGTGGGTAAAGTATCCTCGTTAAATCAACCTGGTATGCAAGTAACCGGTGCGGATTGTACGACAGTGCTTGGAAACAAAACAGATACAACAGGTAATAAACTGACCGGCGGTGCCGCACTCTCTATGCCAATTTCAGCAGTTTCTGCTCCGGGCCAAAGAGCAATTGATATTCGTGATAACGAAGAGGTCATGAAAAACAAAGTCATTGTGTTTGATAATGGTGCTGTAAAGAATATTAAAAAGGTTCATTATGTTGTTCCTACTGCAGGAACAACACAAGTATTCACAGAGTTTGAAGTTGAACCAACAAACGTGCGGCTTACAATAGGGACCGGATTTAAAATACATGATACCATATTATCAATTACTGACAAAGATCAAATATTGTTTGGTAAAACACATCCTGATATTAGTATGCAAGGACCAACTGATACTGGTATTGACCTGAACTTTGGTAAAATTCGTAATGCTGCATTACCTACACATGCTCATGATGTTGCAACAAAGCAATATGTTGATAGTCTTAAAGTAGGTATTTGGAATCATATTGAAGTATTTGAGGGAGACGGATTTCAATCAATCTTTGATATCACAGTACCTATCTCAATTTACAACGCACTCATTAGTGTTGGTGGTGTGATTCAAAAGCCATTTGTTTCATATGAATTTGAACAATTTGATAGCTTTACAAGAATTAACTTTTTAGGTGATCCACCGCCCGCAGAAACAGATGTTACTATTCGTGCTTCAACAGCAACAAATGTTGAAATGAGTCCATCAATTGAAGAAATTTTTGAAGCAGTAAACAACCAAGATACATTCCTACTTGAGAATGAAATTCTTGACAAATTTGGATTGTTGATCTCAATTGACGGTGTTGTACAGTCTACATTGAACTATGAAATCATGACAACACCTGCTCAAGTTACTACAGATGCAACTACTGGTAATTTAGTATATGTAGGTAATGAATATAAGATTTTAAAATTTGCAGAACCACTATCAGCTGGTGCAATTGTTCGTGTATTGAATATTCGTGGTAAAGGATTCCACGCACATACAGGAACACAATTATTCTGCAATGATACTACATTCGTTCCTAAGACAACTGTTACAAATTTTAATGATGTAGCAAATACTACATATGATACCATTGCAAATTCAAATAATACAATTACTGTATCTCACGATATGATTGCACATCGTGGCGGTTTGCATATCTATGCAAATACTACTTGTGATGATTTGTATATTAATCTACCGCAAATGGGTGGAGGTTATTCTCCAGACTCACATCTTGAAATTAAAGTTGTAAAAAATACACTTACACAAAATGTTTGGATCAATGCTTACAGTACAAACTTTATGAATTATGAAGGTGTGCTTGATGGACATGCTGGCGGTGGTGTTGTATACAATCAAGGTACAAACGTTCCTGCAGTGATTCATCTTGAGTGGGAAAGTTTTTATAAGACTTGGTATATCAAATACGGAATGGGATTGTGGCAAGTAAATGCTAATACTGTCAATTATCCTGCAGTTTCTCCATATTAAATAAATATAGTATAATGTTTTTGCGATTTGAAGATCAGTTATATAATTATGAAAACTTTCAGTTTTTTAATTTTAATGATAGCATATTAACTTTAATTTTTAATGGTAATGTTGTAGCACAGATACAACAATCTGAAAATGAATTTAATCACTTTATTGAAGTAATTAGCTCATCAAAAACAACTAGAATTATCATAATAAATAATGTAGGAGTGAATATTAAAAATTTAAGTTGTGCTCGAGCAGAAGAAGATTCAGTTCGTTTATACTTTGTAGATGGTTCATCAAGACTGATAAAAGAAATTACACTAACCGAATTTGAAACTAAAATTTCAGAAAACGAGTTTTAATATATGTCACAAGTATTTAATTTAAGAGGAACACCGATTGAAAATGTTGCTGAGTTGAGAACAAATAAAATTATGGATGATTCCGGAACTTATAAAATTTTAGAGTTTGATACTGGTTCAAATAGTGTTATACTCCATAATGTAAACACAATTTATACCAAATCTGGGCGTCCAATCACAGCACAAAATATTAAGGAAACTGTCTGATGCCGCAGATATTTAATTTAGGTGGAGTTAAAATACAAAAAGTCGATAGACTTCAAGTTGGTGTATTGAAAGATATATCCGGACATTTTCCCATCTTTGAAACAGTTTATGATTCATCACAATATGGTATGTCTCATTTTGAAAACAAAACTGTGGATAGTTTTAATTGGCGAAACGTTAGTAAGATTATTGCAAAAAATGGACATGTTGTAAATGTTGAAAACATTGAAGAGGGATTACCAGTTTTCCGTGAAGATTGGGAAGCAACAGGAAATTATGCAGAATATGAAGTTGTAGAGTATAATGGTAATTATTATCAAGTGCCAGCCGAGACACCTAGTATTGCAGGAAGTGCAGGTATACCAGGTGATAGTTTCGGCGTTGCTGCAAATGGTTGGATACGGTACCATAGTACAGAATTGTTTACAGAAATTTTAGATACAGGTGAATAATAAATTATGGCAAAGGGTATTTTAAATCTTGATGGAAAAACAATATTCCGATCTAATAATGGTATCATTGAAATACCACCTGAAACTTTTATCAAAGGAATAAGCGATTCTTTTGATGTGTACATAAGTGCAGCTTCTTTTAATAATTCAACGAACACCTTAACGTTAGAAACAAATAGCGGTAATACTTTTCATGTTAATTTAAATACTTTATCAACAGGTATTGTAAGAACAGCATCAGAAGACGCCACGGCTCTTGCTATTGCTTTAGGATAAAACACTGTAAAACTTAATATACTAAGAGAATAAGATATGGCAAATCAACAAATTTATAGAGGTTCAACGCCGAATGATAATACAGGTGATAATCTACGAGAAGGTGCCCGTAAGATCAATGAAAACTTTACTGAGTTATATAAAACTCTTGGTGGAGGTGGAGGTACTTCAATTACTCCAACGCAAAAAGGTACATTCACATTAGGTCAATTGGCAGATACTGCACCATTAAATAGTGGTGGTCAGAATGCAATGACAAATGCGAGAACCTGGCCAGCAGAGCAAGTTTTACAGTGGAACGGAACAAGCTGGACACCAACAGATAAGTTGTCGGGAAATGTTGTAGGTAATTTGGTACCTGAATCCGGAAATAATTATAATATCGGTGCAAAAACACAAGAACTTAATGATTTGTGGTTAGGTGGAAATACCTATTTCATGCCAGATGAATTAAGACTATTTTCCGATTCAGCAACACCTGGTGCAAGACGATTAAAATTACAGACAAGTGAAGACCGCACATTTACAACCTTGTGCGATGTGACAACAGATCAAAATGATGGAATGTCTCCAGCTGGTTTAAGAATACAGGGTGCCGATAGTATTGTTATTGACCAAGCAAATTGTGTGTCTACAACAATTGGTGCAACAACGTTTCACTCATTACCCGGACTTGACTTAACAAGTGGACCTGTTTGGGACTTTCTTGGTAACATTGTACCAAAATTAACATTGAATGGTAATGTATATCCATTTCAACCTGATCCAGCACTTCGTGGTGGTACAAACCCTGATTGTTGGTATGTAAGTGCGATTAATCAAATTACAGTTGAAAATGGAGCAGGTGGTTTAATTTCAACTGAATTAACAGCAACCTCATTGTTTAATTTATTAGTTGAAACTGAAGCAATTGAAGGTATTGGTGAAGTAGTAGTTAATAATCTATCTCAAGAATTAAAGAATAAAACAATTATTGCTGCTAACAATAATATTGTTATGAACATTGATGATCTAACAGATGTTGATACAACATCAAATGCTGCTTGGCAAGGTGCATCGTTGATGTATGATTCAAATACTCATTTGTGGGCACCGGGCAATGCTGCAACTGGTGGTGGTATTGGTGGTACAGTTATTGGTGATTTAATTCCTGGTACATCAAATGCATATTCACTTGGTTCGGCAACGTCACGTTTTACTGATTTGTGGTTGACTGCATCTACATTGCACATTGGTGAAGTTGCAATGAGTGATGGTGGTAACGGAATTGCAATCAATAAGCCAATGATTTCACCATCAGAACGAACAATTTTCAAACATCGTTATAGTGGTTGGACACAAGGCGCTATTGATACTGGTACGCTAGTACTAAACGGTGAACAATACATTACTCTTGAAGATTTTGACCTTGGAAAAAATCCAAGTGATCCTGCTGCACTAGGAACAGAATTAAAGTCAACTCTCTTGTCTGGCAATACTTATTATGCTATGCCCGGTGTTGATGGAACTAGTGGTCTAGTTGGTCCATATAACTTAATGAATAATTATGAATGTACGATTACACTTGGTAATAATACATGGTCAAGAACAATGACTTATGTCAATGATGCAAGACCTGGTGGTGCATTTGCAAATTCATTAAGCCATACTGATGGTCCTGTTTGGACAGCGAACGATAAATGTGCAATAAAACTTGGTGTGAATTCAACTCTTCTTACTGATTTGACAAATTGTACATGGGTTGAATATGAAATGAAAGAAACTTATCCAACAAGTGGAGGTGAACAAATCACAGCAGAGGGTGAACAAACTCTCGAAAATAAGAAGTTTAAAGGCACAACAGTCTTTGAAGGTGATTTAGTTCCAGAAGTCGATGAAGGATATTCACTTGGTACTCCAACTAAAAAATGGAAAGAACTTTACGTTAGTGGTAGTACAATTCATTTTGGTGATTCTGCAATTTCTTCGACAAAAGACGGTATTGAATTCAGCGCACCAATTGCAAAAGTTCGTGACAAAACACTAGTACATGAAAGCTATGTGTTTATCAGCAACAGAAATGATTTTAATATTGGTAATATGAATGGTGGTATTTCTGCTGTAAGTCCTGAGCTTGTTGAACTTAAACAAACAGATATGCAACTGGAGTATCTACCAAAAGAAATTGATGGTAAGAAAGTTGATGCATATGTAGATATTACAAGAAGATTCTTAGATGCTCCTCCAGCGAGTCGAGCACCTCAGACCTTGTACGAGAAAAAATTTGGTCTAACTCCAGGTTATTGGAAAGGTGCTGAAGATGATCTTCAAAGAACCGTAATTGGAAATGCAAGAAAGTTTAAAGGTGATTTAGCACTTGCAGATCCTAGACAAGGTGACATTTATTTCACAGCCTCTTACAATCGTAAAAATCGTGGTAAGCCAGATGCTGGAAGAGATTCAAATACTGGTGAAAATTTGAATCAATATCAAATGTGGATCTCAACTTACTTTGATCGCTATAAAGTACCCGGTCTAAAAAGTCAAGTCAGTGCAAAAGTACTTGAAACTAGAGGACATTCAACATTGACAAATGAAGTCGGTCACTTATATGAACTTGAAATTTATGAAGTACCATTTCAATTTGTTGGCTCATTAACTTCACTTAGTGAAGGTATGAATGCTCATGGAGGTGCTTGGTGGAAGTATGCAAAACAATCTGACTATGATTTCGGTAGTCCAAAATTGGTTGCAAAATGTAACTTCATGAAAAACGGTAGTTCTGATGCAGATTATGTTGCAAGCCGAGAGTGCGCAAACTTGGGAGGTAATTTAAGTAACATGTTCTGGTTTGAGAATGCAAATCAAATAACTTTCCGTGATGGACGTTCCGGTAATATTAATGATTTCTTTGATCGTTATACACCTTCCTTTGATGTAAACGCACAAGTGGGAACAGTCCTTGAAGCTAGATTAACAGTTAAGCAGTTCGATACTATTGATGCAATTCGATTACCTGTTTATGATACACCATCATATCATAAACAACAAGAATTGATGAATGATCCGGCAAAGGCTGCCGCTGATCCCGTATTAGGACATGGCTGGTTCTTAAATTATTCTGATGCTCTTGCCGGTGGTGTACCATTTTCACTTAATTTTGGTGTATGCCATAATGTTATTGCGCCAAGAGATGGTAACAATACAGATCGAAGTCAATCTGATCCTTTCTGGTCTTCGTATTCTTGGCATGAAGAAGGTGCTGGATATGGAGCAGCAACACGAAGAGGTTGTAGTTTCTCAGATCCTTGTGCTGATTTTGATTTCAGAATCAACTTGATTGATCCAAAAAGTCAAGGTGAGGCAGTAACAACTAGTGGTATACAAACAATCTCAAACAAAACACTTACCGGTCCAATTAATGTAGAAGATTTTGTTCTTAAACCATTAAATGGTAATACCGCAATTGGTACATCATGGGACCGATTCGGAAATATATTTGCTGGTGCTGTAGACATGCAAGCACTATCAACAAAAAGTATGTCTGATCCTGACGACCAAAAACTATTGCAATGGTATGAAACACACAATATCAGTTTCATAGTTAATGATGCTGTATGGGCAGCACACTACTCAGGAGATACAGGTATTCCTAAGCCAGTTGATGTTCGAGGTCAAAAGAATATGATGTATAGTGATGGTAATCATCTCTACATTTGTACAGGGCCTGCTGCTGATCCAAATAAGTGGGCCTGGGTAAGAACTTCATTAACAACATCATGGTGATCATCGGATCTAAATGAATAACTTTAAACTTAAAACTAAGTCTGATATATCAAACATCAATCCCGATGCAATTTACATTGTACCGGGATCGGTGAATTCAATCATTGTATTGGGCTTAATTCTTTCAAATAAATCTAGTGGTATTATAACGGCTACGATTAGTCTTCAGTCTGATACCGTTGATGGTGAAACAAATTCAGATGTAGTGCTACTGAATGAGGTATCAATACCAAATAGTAGCACACTTGAAGTTTTCGCCGGACAAAAACTTGTTCTTCAACCCACAGACCAACTATCAGCAATCTGTAATGTAGCGAACGGACTCGATGTAGCTTTAAGTATTTTAGAAATAAGTTAAATAAATGAGTAAAATACTCTCAATTGCAGAAATTCAGAAAAGTATTGCTGACAATTATTCTGGCGGTTCTTTCAAAAACATTTCATTCAAAAACACTGCAATTGATGGTGGCTTGATTGGTGTTGATGATTTAACACCTGCTGAAATATTTGCTGATAATACAATCGCAAGATTTGCCGTTACACAAACTCCTGTTGATGGAAACATTTTTGTTTTTGATGACGAACATCAATACTTTGTCAACAAAAATATTAATGAATATATCAGCACAACTTTCATACCAGAAAAACTTACCGATTTAAACATTGATGATGGTGTGGCAAATCTGGCTCTTCTTGCAGATGGTGCCAATACATTTTCATTTCGTCAATACAGTTATAATGATCTACTTGATGTTCCATATATTCCACAATCAATATTTGATTTAGGTATTGTTGCAGGTAATGCAAACTCCGTTCTTGTGATGTCGCAGAATGGACCAGCATTCACAGAGAGAAGAATACCAGCAACCATTTTTGAAATCAACATTGATGACGGCTCGCCGAATACTGTACTAACAACAGATGGCACAGGTAACGTTTCCTTTCGGACAATCAACTACAATCATCTTGACAATCTACCAACACTACCAACTTCAATTCTTGATCTAGGAGTTGTTGACGGTGTTTTAAATTCAGTTCTTGTCACTGATGGTGCAGGTGGTTTTAGTTTCACAGCAAGACCGATACCACAAGATTTAGTAGACCTTGGTATTGTTGATGGTGATGCAGGAGAAGTCTTAACAACAGATGGTGCGGGCAACTATACATTTGGTCCAATTGATGCATCAAGTTTTGTTTATGATTATTCAAATCTAACAAACACACCGGCAATTCCAGCATTGCTCACGGATCTTTCAATTTCTGATGGCAGTAATAATTCATATCTGATGACAGATGGTGCTGGCAATTTTGCATTTAATTCAATACAATATTCTCAAGTTCAAGGCACGCCATACATACCGACCTCTCTGCTTGACCTGGGCGTTTCTGACGGCTCTGACGGCTTAGTTTTGACTGCAAACGGTGACGGTACTTTTGAGTTTCGTCCAATGGGTGGCACTGTTGATTATGCAGACATTCTAAACAAACCATCCATACCAGTTGACTTGTTTGATATTGGTGTGAACAGTGATGTTGTTGAGACAAATACAGTTTTAAAAACAGATGGTGCTGGTGACTATTTCTTTGCAAACGTAATCTATGATGAGATTGAAGGTACTCCTTACATACCAAACAAACTTGTTGATTTAAATATTGTACATGGAACAGCAAATACACAAGTTCTAAAAATTAGTGGAAATACATACACATTTTCGAACGTACATTATACTGAAATTGAAGGCACTCCATTTATACCAACATTGCTGACAGAACTAAATATAGAAGATGGTAACACCGCAAATTTAGTGCTGACTACAGATGCCAATGGCACATTCACTTTCAATTCGATTGATTATCAAAACTTAGAAAACAGACCAGATGAAGAACTTGCAAAGAAAATGGCAGTTCTCGAAGACGATTCATTCATAAACGCAATAATATTTGGTTGATTAATGGCTAATAAACTTTTATCAAAAACATATAATGGTGGTGTAAATTATACGAATGCACTTGATGACGCAACTGTATATACCGTGCCATTATCAAATACTACAATTATGATCGGCTTTACAATTTCAAATTTGCACAATGATTTAATCTCTGTTTCTGTTAAATTGAAAGATGATGATGCTGGACAAACTGTACACTATTTGAAAGATGTTGTAATTAATGTTGGTTCATCACTTGAAATCATGCAAGGAAATAAAATGGTGTTAAACGCAAATGATGAAGTAATAATTAGTTCAACAATTGCAAATTCATTTGATGCTGTATTATCTCTTGTAGAGCAGACATGACAAAAAATTTTAACATTGCAAAAAATGTTATTGATCCTGTAGAATCATATAATACTAAAGAAGTTTTAGGATTTGAACAAATTGATTCAAACAATGTTTCAATCACAACAACTACGATCAATTCTGCAGAAGTTAATGATATTGATGCAAACACTGTACAAATCAATTCACTCAAAGCAAATACAGTTGAACTTCTTGATGGTTCAATCAGTTGTACTGATGCTAATATTACAAATGAATTAATTGTACATAATGTCAAGAATCTTGCATCACCAGAATTAAAAGTAGTCAGTGATACTATACATTACGAAAATACTTTAAATGGAACAATCTGGAAAATTTCAGAAGAAGGGTACGTCACTGTACCATACAGACCATATTGCCGTGTTTACTACAATGCAGGTTTGCAAGAAACAGAAGGTAAAGCAGCCTCTGCACCGCTTTCCGTAAAAGCAACAAACCCAGCTTGTTATAATACAGCAACACATCGTTTTATTGCACCTGTTGATGGTCTATATGCCCTGGCGGCACAATGCACATTCAAAGCAGCACCAACAATCTCAATGTTACGATTAGTAATTAATGGTGAGAAAAAAGGTATGGGCTATAAATCTGGTGTGGTCTGGGCAACAGTTTCAGTAAATGAAGTTTGTAATCTAAAAGCAAATGATTATGTTGAATGGTGGTACTTAGGTGATCCTCAAGGAGGTAATGACTGGTTCTGGGCTACACATTATCTAATTTAAAAGAAAAGAACTTATGAAAACATATACCGTTGAACTTACAGATACAGAAGATAAAGCATTATCATATGCAGCATTAAGCCAACAAGATTGGATCGATAACGTTGTGAAGAATCGTTGCCGAATTGCAATTGATGAAATTGTAAAACTTACAGTTGACAAATGTCTTGAAGTTGGAAAAACAATTCCGAGTGACCGAGATCAGATTGTACAAATGGCCTTTGCTGAAGGTTGGGTAAAAACTGCAGTTGAAAGAAATGCAGAGACTGAAGCCGAAATGGCAAACATTACACCAGAATGATGGAGAAATTGAATGCCATTTATTGGAGCGCCGTCACCTACAAGATATCTTGATAAAGTTTCAGACCGTACAACTCACACTGCCGATGGTGTTCAAAAATCATTTGCTGTAAAGTATGATGAAAATCATGTATCCGTTTTTAAAAACGGAATGAAGTTGATTGAAACTGTTGATTACTTAGTTGAGCCACTTGGTCAATATGTAACACTGATTCATACACCGAATGTAAATGATATAATTGAGTGTGTTGGTACAACAGAAGTTACCAACTTATCAAAAAGTAGTTACTATCGTGAGAGTTTCAAGCCAAGTGCAAACGATCAAACAATCACACTTGAAACAAATATCAACAACAGTTTTGATTTAAATGTTTATTATAATGGTATTCGTTTAACTGCAAATGATTATACAGTATCAATCACTGCAAATGAAATTACATTCATTGAACCACTTCGTGAAGATGATCGTATTGAAGTAGAATTATTTGCACCGGGCTATCGTGTTCATCGTGACACACAATCTTTCCGTGACCTATCAGACTTTGATCCTGTCTTTGAAGAAAATCAAACATTAAAAGTTGGCTCTGACGGCAATTTCTATTTTGCAAACACAAACGTTTCCGTAATCACTGATATTGATTCTGCAAATACAGAAGTTGGTCAAGTGCTTACAGTCAAGGGAGATGGTACATACAATTTTCAGCACAACATAGGATTTATTGAGATTGCACCTTTCTATCATGAAGTTTCATTTTCGAGTGCTTTCAATGCTCAAATTAGTTTACCATACACCGAAAGAATACCAATTGAAGCAACTTGGGTGTTTGCAGATATTTTCATGACCGCAACTTCTTCCGATCATCAAACATGTTCATTCACAAGAAATCAAAGAAGTGATGTGAAAAATTGGGTTGATTCACGTGGACAACAACCTACAAGTCATTTTGGTGGTCTTGCAAGTGAACAATGTTTGACGATTGTATATACTGGTGAAAGTGATGGATTTACACCAAATTATGGAATGTGGTACTCCTCACAGTGGATACCAATCAAAGAAAATAAGTTTTGGATCAACAACTATGGCAATAGTGGTAGTAGCGGATGGTGGTACATTCTAGTGAAAGGATACAAGTTCTAAAGGTCATAAATGGCAACAAGAAGTAAAGCAAGAGAATTTGCACGATTAGCAAATCGATTAAATGCAGTTATGGATTTGACAGATAACAAAGTTTATCTGAATGATGTTGACTTCGGCTCAAATGTTGATTCAAGTCAAATTGAAGGTGCTGTAAGTAATTTATTGTTTTTAAATGCATTGCAGGATGTTAATTCAACCGCTACTGCAAATCAAGTGCTAACTGCAACTGGTGATGGTGCTTTCTTTTTCGCAAACAATGCGGCAAGAGAAATACATACAATCATGGATCTTGGTATTCTTGATGGAACAGATGGTCAAGTATTACATACAGATGGAGATGGATCATTTACATTTCAGACACTTGCAGAACATCGACTATCAAACCTGAATGATGTATCAACAACATCAGACTATGGACAATATCTTACAGCAAATGGTGATGGAACATTCATGTTCACAACACCGATTGAACCAAAGCTTTCCAGTTTAACTGATGTATCAACTTTAGCATACAACGGTCAATATCTTACAGCAAATGGTGATGGCTCATTTAAGTTTACAACACCTACTGCACATCGCCTGAATAATCTAATTGATGTAGATTCTTCATCAACAAAAGACCAGGTTCTGACTGCAAATGGAGATGGCACATTCTTCTTTGCAAACAATGCTGCAAGAGAGGTAAACGCATTGACTGATCTAAATATAACAGATGGAACCGCAGGGCAAGTTCTCAAAACAGACGGTGAGGGTGGCTTCTATTTTGACGATGAAGACACACTCAATTCAATCATATTTTCAATTGCACTTGGATGATATAAAAAAATGGCAGCATTTAAAAGAAAAGCAGAAACGGCAACAACAGATGGTCAAGTAGTTTATACCACATGAACAAAACGAAATAGTCACAGTCAGTGCATCTGCAAACAATTCAATTGATTGTACATTAACGGTTCTTGAACTATGAGTGGATATATTGGTAAGGCAAAAGCGGTCAACTTTGCAAAGGTAGACCTTCCAATTCGAGATGGTAATACAAACATCATTGAGCAGGATGGTTCATACTATTTGAAAGAAGGTGCCAGCATCAAAGATCAAAATGGTAATACAATCATTGCTTCTGATGGTACAATTGCTGGTGTTGATTTCACTCCGATTGAAACGCAACTTGATTCAATTGAACAAGACATCACAAGTTTAGACACTTCAATTGGACTTCTTGAAGATAGTGTTGAGAACATCACATACCCTGCTGGTGGTGAAATCATAATCGGTGGAAATATATTAGCAAGCCATACGGGCGTAGAAGGTGCCGGGTCATTGACTCTGGGAAATACAGTTGCGCCTGCTTCCTCATACATGTTTCGAAATAAGGTCATCAATGGAAACTTTGACGTTTGGCAACGAGACACTTCATTTACAATCAGTAATAGTACGAACTCATATTCTGCTGATAGATGGAGATTTGTAGGAACTAACTTCACAGGGACGCTAACAAGAGAAAACTTTAATCCTGGTCAAACTGACGTTCCCTATAACCCAGATTATTTTGCAAAATGGACAGTAACAACTAACCCAGCTGCCAATATAGTTTTTGCCCAGTATGTCGAAAATGTGAGAACGCTTGCTGGAAAAACTGCAACTTTATCACTATATTTAAAGTCAAGCTCAACAATTGCTGCTGACTCTCTACAGATACGATACAGACAACAAACTACAGGTCAAGCAGGTGGTACTGTAAGTAATGTTAGTACTGCTATTGGAGAAATTACAACATCTTGGCAGAAATTTACATTTCAACTTAATATTCCGTCTTTGACAGGAGCAACTTTAGGAGAAAGTAATGCTAGTTATCTAGCAATTGAGATTCTTTCACCTACGGCTCATACTTCCGCTTTTGATTTGTCAATAGCTCAAGTCCAGCTTGAAGAAGGACCAGTTGCCACACCATTTGAGCATCGGCCGTATGGTTTGGAATTAAATTTATGCCGAAGATACTTTGAAAAAGGTAAGAATTCATACTGTTCAACAGGATATCATACAAGTTATATTAGGTCTGGACAACCTTTTTTGGTTGAAAAAAGAGTGAACCCTACAGTAATTTTTATAGGCACGAAAAACAGTGCTGGAGGAGCGGTAACGATTTCAAGTGCTTCAAGTTCAACTCATCTTGGGTGGCAAGCTGATGGTGTAGGAACTTCATATGGACTTGCATTTGCTTATGAAGCAGATGCAGAACTATAAAGGTAATTTATGAGTAAAGCAAACGTATTAGCATCACTCGCAACAGACGTAAACGAATTAACAGACTTAGCAGATCAAGTCACTGAGATTGAGGGTGCTATTGTTCGTGCAAACACCAACTCAGAATTGATCAAAGAACTTGGTGATATATCTTCTGCAATGTACAACAGTGGTATTTCATATAGCACAGATGGTACAGATGAATTCTATGATGCAACAACAGTTTCAAACACGGTAGCAAATGTTGATTTGATTGAAATCAATGCAATCAATCCAGCCGATGGTGAGATACTTGCTTACAATGCGAGTGCGAACAATTGGGTCAACTCACCAGCACCTGTGATACCTGAAACACCAGCGCCAGTCTTATCGTTTCGAAATAAGATTATTAATGGGAATTTTGATGTTTGGCAACGTGGGACAAGTTTTACTTTAGCATCCTCATTATATACTACTGATAGGTGGATAGTGGCTAATGATTCAGCTACAGTCACAGCAAGTCAAAGTAGTGATGTTCCAAATAATAATTCTAAATATTCGCTTACAATATCCAGTACTAATTATTCAAATGGTTTCTATCAAATAATAGAAGATTTAAATAGATACTTGGATGGAAAAACTTACACTTTAAGTGCGTATGTTAAAGGTCCTGCGGGTAAAACATTTCATATGTCTATTGGATGGTTAGCGGAAGGTGAACAATATACATTCACTGGAGATTGGCAATTTATTAGCAGAACAGTAACATTTCCTTCTAATTTTAGTTCAACCGCTGGTGGTTCAGGAAATACATATATACACCCAATACGATGGAGAACTGGTGATACTATTAGTAATTCAGGTGTATCTGACACTATATGGATAACTCAAGTCCAGTTTGAAGAAGGACCAGTTGCCACACCATTCGAGCAACGGCCTTATGGTTTGGAACTAAGTTTATGTCAGAGGTACTACGAAAAATCATTTAATCTAAACACTGTACCAGCCAATAATACCGGTGAGACAACAGTTGTGTATTCGCATCGGCAGAGCGGATACGGAATGGCAGTACCAATAGTTTTCAAGGAACGAAAAAGAATAGCAGGAGCAACCACGATAATTTATAACCCCTTTAGCACTACTGCTAATCGGGCAGCTTGGGTTTCAAGTTCAAATCAAGCGTTTACATATAGTACAGTTTATAGCGTAACGGAAACTGGATTTTATGTTTTAAATTATTCAAATCCTGTTGACACACCCGATACAACAGGTAATATCATTGCGTTTAATTGGGCAGCAGAGGCAGAACTATAAAGGTAATACATGGCAAAGATTTTACGCAACATTGATCAAATTATAGACACACAAGGTAACGAGTTATCGGTTGCGAACCCGGTTGAGATACCACCACCGGTGCTATCGTTTCGAAATAAGTTGATCAATGGAAACTTTGATGTTTGGCAAAGGTCAGAAGATATAACTAATGGAAATAATTCATGGGGTATATATACAGCCGACCGTTGGTGGCATAATAAAGGAAGAAGTCAAAAGATAACTGATGTTGTTGATGGGCAAACAGTAAATGTTTTGCGAATATCAGATGAAGGTCAAGGTTATAATGGAGGTAGGGGTTTATTTCAAAACATCGAAAATTATCGATATGAAAAAACAGTAACACTTTCAGCCTGGATAAAAGCAAGTCAAGCTTCTACAATAAATTTTGGATTTGTTTATGACCATACTGAAACAGCAAGAATCAATGATGATTTTTTTATTGATGTAACTACTTCTTGGCAAAAATTTACAAGAACTTTTAAAACAACAGTACCTGCTTTAGGAACATCAAATCAATATATTATTAATAATTTGACTGATGGGGTTACTTATGATATAACAATGATCCAGCTTGAAGAAGGAGAAGTTGCTACACCATTTGAGCATCGGCCTTATGGTTTGGAACTAAGTTTATGTCAAAGGTATTTTTGTAAGGGTTGGTTTGGTAAATGGTATGGCGTACCACAAGCTGCCGGATATTTTGTAGGTTGTTCAGTTACATGGCCTGTAGAAATGAGAAATACTCCAACAGTAAAAACAACAGATTTTTATAGTGGCGACCTTACTAATTTTACAGATACTAGTAAAGTCGGTCTAATTGATGTTAGAAAAGACGGTGCTTGGTTTTGGGCAAGACCTGAGAAGCCCACCGGAAATGTCTTCGTCAGAGTGAAATTTGATATAGATGCTGAACTATAAAGGAAAAAAATATGTATAAACTATCACAACAACCAGAATTAATGATCATACGATTAGCAGATGGCGCACACATTCCTGTTGCTCCTGGTAATCGTGACTATGAGGAATACAAAAAATGGTTAGCAGAAGGTAACTCTCCTGAACCTGCTGATGTTACACCAGCGGATGTTCAATTGAGAGCAGAAAGAGATCGACTGTTAGCAGAAACAGACACGCCTTGGGGACTTGCTGACTATGACCATCCTGACAAGCAATTGTGGTATGACTATCGCCAAGCTCTTCGAGACTTAACAACAACTGCTGATCCACAATTAGATGCGGATGGCAATCTAACAAACGTCACCTGGCCAACAAAACCAGCATAACATGTCATACATTGGTAATATTCCTGTTCTTCAAACAACTGAGTATCGAGAAGAACATACAATCACAGAAGAAACACAAGCCGGTTTTACCACACAAGGATATCTACCGGGCTACATCTCTGTATATCGTAACGGTGTGCGGTTGGCTGAAGAAGACTTTCTTGCTGATGATGGTTCAACTGTATTGCTCAACACACCTGCCTTAGTTGGTGATGTAGTTGCTCTTGAATATCGTACAGCAATTGTTGAAGTTAAGGATAACTCAATCAATGTTGACAAGTTAAATTTACAGCCAGATTCAATACCAATTGAAGCAGTTGAAGTTACCGCAAACTCAATTTCAATTGATGCTCTTGATGGTCAAATTGAACTTGATAAAATAAATATAACTGCAAATTCAATCTCATTGGATTCAATTGCTTTGACCGAAAATGGCATTCCAATCTCTGCCGTAAACACTGCAGGATTGAATTTAGATGCCGGTGCGAAGGCAGATATGTTCTATGAGAACAGCAACATTCTAACCGAATCAGATACAATCACTGATGGCAAGAATGCTCTCAGTGCAGGACCGATCACAATCGCAGATGGTGTGGTTGTTACAGTGCCTGCTAACTCAGTTTGGACAGTGGTATAATGGCAACAAGCATA